TCGGGTGGATGGACTCGTATCCCTCGCTGAACCCCGGCACGTCAGTCAACACCGGATAGCCCTGCGTCTTGCCGGTGCGCGAATAAACCCGCCCCTCGTACTGAGAGCAGATCGGGCAGGTCGCCCGATGCTCGGTCATCTGCACTAGGTCGTGCCCCATGCCGTCGAGCTGCATCAGCAGGCCGGCATTCTGCGACTCGGCGGTCACCGACCGCACCACCATGTTCGCGTAGCTGTCGAGCGCCCACTCGCGGCCCTTGCTGTCGCGGAAGGCCGTCAGGCCCTCGTCGGCGAGTCGCTGCCGCAACCCCTTCTGCGCCTGCCGTATCGTCTGGCCTGTGGTCGTTTTCTCCAACACCGCCTCGAGCTGCGCCGAGCGCCACTGATCGCGGATCCTGCGCCCGACGTAGGTGTGCGCGTCGTGCAGGTCGTCCAGGAGCGAATCGACCAGCACCCGGACAGCGTGCTGATGCACTTTGATCATCCCCGGCGCGATCTGGAATGCCTGTTTCCCGCGTATCGCCGCAAACGGCGCCAGTGCCTCGCGGACGCCCTCACCGTAGACCCGGGGTATGACCTCCCATGCCCACTGCTCGGCAGTCGCGTCCAGCTCGTTCAGGACCCCGCCCACGTCGCGCATGAGCGCCTCGTCGAATGCAGTGGATCGCCCCTTCGCTCGTCGCTCGGCAATCCGCTTCAAGATCTCGAGATATGCCCGTCGGTAGACCTCGATCAGCGCGTCGGCGGCCGCCATAGCATCAAACACTACACCTCACCCGCCCCGCCGGTTGCCTCTTCCTCGCCCCTGCCGAACAGGTTACCTAAATCGATTCTGGCCGGTGTCCGGGTGTCAGGAGGACCGGCCATAGCGCGATCGGTGTCTATCTCGGCGAGTTCGTCCTCAAGTTCCTTCCCTGTGAGCCTGTGCAGACGGCGCACTGCCGATCGGCGGCTAGAAACACCCGCCTCAACCCCCATGGCCTCCGTCTGGGTCTCCTCAAACGGATCATCCGGCAGCCCGTCGCGCCACTCAATACGGACTTCAGCAATATCGGACAGGCTGCGGCCGCGATCAGCCTCGAACCACAGCGCCGCTTTCAGGACGTTGCGTAACGCCGTGTCGAAGTATAGGCGCTTACGGTTAACCTTGGCGAGAGTGCGCAGGAGCCGGAATTTGAGCGCCCGCCCCGACTCCGCCTGGCCCGCTTCGCCCATGCCGAAGGCGTCCGGGCTGGTCTCAGTCACCAGAAATGCTAGTTGTATGAGCTTGTCGATCTGCTTGAACGCGGCGTCGAGCTGAGCGTCCCACACGAGATACCGCGGCAGGTTGCCGCCGATCTCCTGCGGAGCCTCGACTACGTCCAGACTGTCCCGCTCAATGTAGTAGCGTCGCGTGGAAGGGTCGAACTTCATCATCCCTGGCGGCAGCACTAACTTCGGGCTCTCGTGTTTGTCGAGCACCCTGCTCACGCGGCTCAGCCGGTTGTTCAGCTCGTCCACCAGCGTGTGGATATCGATGTAGTCCGAAACCCCCCGCCAGTCGTCGTCCAATCTCCAGTTCGGCACATACTCTACCAGGAGCCCCGGATACCCGGTTTCCTCCTCCTCATGCAGCTCTGCATACTCCGGCAGTGTAGCTAACTGCACCTGTTGCCGCAGTGTTCCGCGTTCGAGGAGCCACAGCTCGTTCCTGATCATGCCGGGGGTGTGGACCTCGCGCCGCAAGTAAACTCTGTCGTCGAGCTTGCGCTCCCAGGCGATAACAGCGCCAGCCAGCACGCGGACATCGTCAGCCGCGAACTCTGGGTAGAACAGCGCCGGGTTGACCGCGGAGATGATCGCCTCCGGTCGCTCGCTGTAGCTGTAGCGCTGCCCGTAGCGGAGCTTGTACACCGCGTCGCCGCGGACGCTGGCTCCCAGGGCCATTTCGTAGTTGAGAGCGTGGAGACCGTTGGCACGCGTGACGGCATCCAGCGCGGCCTGCTCTGCAGACCCCTCGGCGCCCGCCACAAACCCCGGTTCCTCGCCGAAAAGCATGTCGGCACACACCAGGCTCACCAGTTTGGGGAAGTTCGCCACGATGTAGATCAGCGACTTGTCCGGCGTCTTGTCGAGCCATTGCTGCACTCGCTGAAACACGTCCTCGTGCTTGCCCAGGAACAGCTGCCTGTATGTCGCGTATGCCTCGATGCGTTCCCCATGCCCATTCGGCGGCCATGGGTCGCCCGCCTTGACATCAATGATCGACATCCACATCACCAACCTATCGGTTTGCCGGCGTAGCCGCGCGCTGTAGGGGACGCCATACGAAGCAGGGCCTGGCTCATCGCATCCACCTGGTCGTCGTATGCGCCTGTAGGGAACGCCGCGCACTCCTCGATGAAGTCGTGCACCCACGGCGCCAGCGACGGATCGGGCAGATATACGTTCCCGGCCTCGATCTGTGGGCTAACAGCCGACACTCTAGCAACCTTGGAACCCTGCGGCTCGACGGCAATGATGCCGGCAATCTGGTGCTTCAACGTGCTTATAACCGCGGGCCCGTTGGCTTTGTCCTCGATGAGATTGACGGTGGCCTGGGGCCATTTAGCCGTCAGGCTCTTGACTGCAGTGACGGTGGTCGGGAAGTCCATCCGGGCCCTGATCTGATCCAGCAAATATCGGTCGGCCTGTCTGCGCCCCCACACCTGGCCTACTACGTAGTCCGTGCCTGCGGAGTCCTTGAACGTCATGTCCCAGCTCTGCAGAACCTCATCGAAACTCCAGGGGCGCTCCCGGTAAAACCGCCACCACCCGCGCTTCAGCATGCCGCCTTCCGGTGAGGACGGGTGTTGCTGGTATAACGCATTCCAAAAGTAGGTGCCTACATCTACTTTGGTTTCGGCTGCCCACGCTTCGTTGTACCCATACTCGGGCCACAGGGCCTCGCCGGGTTTGCGCCCTAAGGCGTCGTTCTCGCCCGCCACGGCCTGCAGCTCCAGCACAGTCCACTGTTGGCCCCCGGCCTTCATCTCCTTGAGCAACCGCCCAGCTAGGTCGTCCTCGTGCCAGCGGGTCATGACCAGCACTATAGCCCCATGGGGCGACAGCCTGGTCCGGAGGGTGCTGCGATACCAGTTCCAGACCGCATCGCGGATGGTTTGGGACGACGCCTCCTCGTGGTTCTTGAAAGGGTCGTCGATCACTGCCACGTTGGCACCCCGACCAGTGATGGGGCCCCCGACGCCAGCGGCCACACACCCGCCCCGGTGCCCCCGGACAGACCAATGATCTACTGCCGAGCTGTCGGTCGCCACCCGTGTGCCCCACAGTGGGGGGCCGTACTCCCGCAGGGTGTTGCGTGACGCCCGGCTGAAGTCATACGCCAAGTCGGCTGCGTAGGAGCTGATGATGACCTTCCGGTTCGGGTTGCGGCCCAGGAACCAAGCAGGAAACCCGCGAGACACTATCTCACTCTTGCCGTGCTGGGGTGGCATGAACACCATAAGCCGCCGAATGTCGCCGCGTTCTACGGCCTCAAGCTTCTCACACAACGCGAGGTGGTGCCTGCCTGGCCGCCACACCCCGCCCGAGGTGTACTGCATAAAGTCGGCCAGCCTGCGCCGGGCGAGTTCAGCCCCTATCTTGTCGTCTATGCCCGGGTCACTCAGCAGACCCTGCAAGACGCCGTCGTATGGAAGCAAGCGCCCTCAGCTCCTCCTCCGTCAGGCGCGACAAGTCCAGGCCAGATTGTGCACTGACCTCGACCGGCCCACCATCAGGGCCGGAAACCTCCTGCTGAACCCTGTCCGGAATACCCCTAGCCACCCGCTCCATCTTGGCTGCCTCAGTCAGGTAGGCCAGCACCTGGTTAGGGTTCAGGTCGGCGGGGTCCACCCCGCGCAGCCGCTCAATAGCCTTCTGCTGTAGGGCCATGGCCTCGGTGATGTGTCGCTGGTTCATGGCTTCGATTTCCTTCAACATGGACTCGCGCCTGATCCGATCCACCTCGATGTCCCAGGCCATGCACCGGTCCACCCAATTCCATCGGTAGGACCACCGCTTCATCAGGTTGGTCGACTTGCCTAGCGCAGCCCCCGTCTTGGCCAGCGTACGCTCCATACTGTCCCGATACGCGATGAACGCCTCGAACGCCACGCGGGTTTCGCCCTTCTGGCGCTCCCAGGGGGCCCTCACTGCATCCATGCCGGGCACCTCCAGGTGGGCCTTCGAACGGGTGAAACCCGTCTTCCAGGGGGGCGGGCCGTTTCTTTTTCGGGGCACGGTTACTCACCCTCCAAGTACTTAGTCGCCCACTGTTCGAGGCAACGCCACGCCTCTTCTGGCTCCACCTCTTTGCGGGCCACCATCTTATCCACCGCCCGCTTCAGGGTGCGGGCTACGTCCACGGGCACCGTATCGCCGCCGAACACGGACGCCAAAGGAACCCGGGACCTCTGCTTGTTGGACTCCGAAACGCCCCAACCCTCGGCCAGGTCGGTCTGGTGCCGCTCGAACACGTCCAACACCAACATCATGCCTAGGAGCGTCGGGCTGGAACTCGAACCCGCACTACCCACCTGGAGGGTGGGGGTGCTACCATTACACTACCGACGCGTGGGCCTCTCTTCCATCAACTGCTTGGTTGCTCGGTGCCGGTGTAGGAACACACCCTCAGCCACCGTATGTAGCTCTTCCAGACGCCCGGACTTGTTGCAGTTCCCACACCAGAACGTCCGGGCGGCTGGCTCCATCTCCATTCGCCCGGGGGCCTCGCAGTAGGGACAGGTCACCAGGACTATCAGACGGGGCTTGACCTCCATCAGTTCGCACACGCCCTTGGCGAGCGCCGTACCCGACAACTGGCCCATCCTGCCTCACCCGACTTTCAGTGCCTCCCCCCCGGGGGTCATCCCCAGCGCCCACTAGCCACAGCACGGCCCGAAGAGCGTACTCGATGTCGGCATCCTCCGCACGCCCGGGCCCACCCATGACCCTCACGCGGGCAGGTCGGTAGGCGTCGGGCTCCCTGGATTCGACGTATCGCATTCGGTGCTCCTTCCCACATACTCGCGGGTCGACGCCGATCGTTCATCCTGCTGCGATAAACTAGTGCCGTCACTGAGCCCTGTGGCACCGCCCCCAAGACTCATAGCCACCCGCCATACGACATCCGCCCGCCACTGGCGGGCCGTTTCCCTGCTTATACCCAGCGCCCGGGCTGCCCCGCTTAGTGACTGGTGCCTCCAAAAGATGAGCCGGGTCAACCTCTTCAGGTTGCCCGGCAAGCTGTCGAACACGTCCTCAATAACTCGCACCACGGCCCGGTTCCGCTGAACCGATGCCGAATCCGCCAATAGCACTCCCCGTTGGGCCGTCGGGTCGCTCACCACACTGGTCCGACCCACCGGGACGTCGATCGTGGACGAACCCCGAAGGATGATATCCAGCTCAACCCGGGCCAGCTCCTGCTTGATCCGCGGGTAGCAGTACAGGTACTGCTCGGCAACACACAACAGTGCACGGCGCGTCGCGTTTACACTGACGTGGGTACACCTCTCCGCCTCCATTGTATCACACCTTCGCCCGCGTGTCAATACCCTGACTGCCCATGTAGTTGAACAGCAGGGTCCGGACCAGGCCGGACAGGTTGATGTTATGGGCCTCCGTGAACCTCATGACTGCCGTCTTCTCCTTCGCGGTCATCTTGATGGTGATGGTGCTATCCATGCGCTCCTGCTTTTGCTCCTGTTTCCGCCCCTGACTCATTCGTATCACACTCCTCTATTCCCATTGTAACACGGGAGGGCTTGTCCTGGCAAGTATGCAGACCGTCGTACCAGCCGCGCCGGTAGCCGACGTCATACCCAGCCCCGCGCCCGGCGACTACATTTCTTCATCTAAGATTTACGAACCGCATTTCTTCTCTCAAGATTTACGAACCGCATTTCTGCATTTAAGATTTACGAACCGCATTTCTCCATCTAAGATTTACCGACTGCGGAGGCCAGGCTGCACCCGACCCCCGCTCGTAATTACGCGGCTGCTAGCAGGCCGAGTACCCGCAGGACTCACAGTGCTTGCAACCCGAGTCGCGGATCAGCGTATATGCGCCACAGCTCGGGCACAGGTCGCACTGTAGTGCAGCCGCCCCGGGCTCGCTGCTCGGTATCTCGGCCTCCAGTGCCCGCGCTATCGCCTCCGGGACGCTCCGGACCGCCTCCGGGCCGAACCCGACCTGCCCAGGGCCACTGATGCCCCGGAGCTGCCTGACTATCTGCCCCGGATCAACGCCACACCTGAGCGCCAAGGAGATCAGTCGGGCAATGGCCTCAGTGAACGCACCCACGTCCGACCCGGCTGACCCTATCTGGCAGAACATCTCGAACGGCCAGCCGCCCAGGGTGTTTACCGTAGTCCATAAGGTGCCTAGCGGGGTCCGGGACCGGCGGGTCACCCCTAGCAGAACGTCGGGTCTGGGCACCGGCACATCGTTTGGGGCCACCGCCGGGGCCGCCGACACGGCATTCGGGGCCACACCCCGGTCGATGACCTCGATTGCCCGGCTGCCTGCCCGGTAGACGGTTAGCCCCTTACACCCCTCGTCGTAGGCGAAGAGGATGGCACTCCTGACGTCCGCCTCCGTGGCGTCATTCGGCAGGTTGATGGTCTTGGACACCGCATTGTCCGTATGTTTCTGCAGGGCAGCCTGCATCCGGACGTGCCACACCCAGTCTATCTCCAGGGCCGTCCTGCAGAGACGCTGCACGTCCTTAGGCACTTCAGCTAGACCCTGCACCGAACCGCCGTTGGCCGCAATGCGCCCTAGCAGCTCGTCCGTGACCGGCAGGCCCCGGGACTCCATGGCGTAGGAAAACGCCGCGTCGACCTGGTAGAGGGATTCATCACCCAACACGTTCTTGGCGAAGGCCACGCCGAATATAGGTTCACAGCCGGACGAACATCCTGCAACCATGGCCAGGGTGCCTGTCGGGGCTATTGTAGTTACTGTCGCGTTCCTGCGTAACACACCCTGTCCTGGCCCCCACGCGGGGTAAGGGCCGTACTCGGCCCCCAGCTGGGCCGACGCTGCGTGGGCTGCACTCTGTATGCGGGCCATGATCACCTCGGCCAGCTCGACGCCCTCCCAGGAGTCGTAGGGCAGGCCCATCAGTATCAGCAGGTCGGCCAGCCCCATGACCCCTAGACCCACCTTGCGGGTCCGTTTAACTGCCGCCTCTATCTCGGGTAGCGGGTACGCGCCCACGTCGATGGACCTGTCCAGCAGCTCGATTGCTGACCACACGGTATGGTCCAGTAGGGCCCAGTCCACGCACCCACTGACGTGGTCATACATGGCCGCCAGGTTGATGCTGCCCAGGACGCAGGCTTCGTAGGGCAACAGGGGCTGCTCCCCGCAGGGGTTGGTGGCGCTCAGCCGCCCCAAGTCGGGGGTCGGGTTGGCCCGTTCGATGGCGTCCAAGAACAGCACCCCAGGCTCCCCGTTGGCCCAGGCGTGATGAACTATGAGGTCTAGAATCTCCGACGCGTTCCTGGTGCCCACGACCTCTCCGGTCCGGGGGTTGACCAGGTTGTACTCCCCGCCCTCTCGGGCCGCTCGCACGAACTCGTCGGTCAGCCCGACCGAAACGTTGAAGCAGGTCAGCTCGGTTTCGGTCCCGGCCTTACACTGAATGAACTGCTCGATGTCGGGGTGGTCGACCCGGAGCACGGCCATGTTGGCCCCGCGTCGCTTGCTGCCCTGCTTGACGGCCTCAGCCGCCGTATTAAAGACCCTTATAAAGGCCACGGGCCCGGAAGCCACACCCCCAGTGGACCTGACCGAATCGCCCTCCGGGCGAAGCTGTGAGAAGTCGAACCCGGTGCCCCCGCCTGACTGGTGCACCAGCGCCATGGCCTTTACCGTGTCGTAGATGGCCCCCAAGTCGTCCTCGATGGGCAGGACGAAGCAGGCTGCTAACTGGCCCAGCCCAGTGCCCGCGTTCATGAGCATCGGACTGTTGGGTAGGAAGAGCCTCTTCCGCATCATATCGGCCCACTCCCGGGCCTTGGCCTCATTATCGCCAACCAGGGCCCCAGCCACCCGGTCACATATGGCGTCCGGGGTTTCCCCAGGCTGCAGGTATCTTGCTTCCAATACCCTTGTTGCTACGTCGGTCATCTGTTTTCCTCCTTTGGGCTGTTTTTCACCGGCGCGGGGTCGCGCCACGCCTGTATGTGCTGGCGGACATCTCTGCTCACTGCCAGCGCAGCAGATTCTTGCTGCGGGGCTTTCTTGGCCGTTGTTCCGCGCTTGCGAGTCTTTACTCGCTGCACAGGGCCAGACGGAGGCTTCATCAAGCGCTCATCCGGCGTCTGCCGCCGCACATATCCAGGGCAACTGCGCTTGCCTCGCTCCACGTCCTCCATGCCAAAATCGCTCATACGCCAAAAATCATGACTGTGGCAATCGTAAACGCTCTTTGTTGGCCACCAACACCCGCAACTGTCGCATTGCGAACAATATGTCGTTGTTTTCCAATCGCGGGCCAGCTCTAGCCCCTTGCCTCCGATGTAATACCATGATCCCACTCTGCCCACAGTCCCACCTCCTGACCTCCATGCAGTTCCGTCTAGTTGTGCCTCCGATGTTCCCGCACTCTGAATTCCCGCCGAACATCGCTTACCCACTCCTCAACGATGCACTCATACACCCCATGGGCCTTCGGCAAGCCCGTGATCCCCACCGCCGCGGCTGTGTCGTGCGAGAACTCCATCTCGCGTAAACCTTCGTTTGCGGCGAGTCGTATATCAACCAGCACCGCCGTGCCGTTCAGGCCGATGGCAACCGTCATTACCAGATCGCCGCGATAGGTCATGTCATCCGCGTATGGCTCGCTGGCCATCGCAGGCTTGGGCGCGTATGGCCTGATAGCGCCTACGATGATTCCAGCGATGAACACGAGCGCCATCACTGCTATCCACTTCATGCCGGCACCTCCTTTGCAAGATTCTCGAAAGTCACGTATTCGGGATTCCATCTCAATTCCACCGTGCCCACCGGCCCATGCCTCTGTTTGGCGATGATGCACTCGGTAATGCCTTTCCTGTCGGTCTCCGGCTTGTAATAGATAGAATCCATGCCGTCACCAACACGTCCGCCAGTATTCCTTCATGCGTTCTGAACCCTCTCGTGTCACCCATAGGTATCCACCCCTTTCTGCATAAGCTTACATTCTATTGTATAATTATGCATCGATTATAACAGGTAATCGCCGAACGATCGCCGAACGATGGGGTCATGTTGTAACCCGTAACACGAACGCTCGTCGAACGCGCACCGAACGCTCAATCGCCCCACCCCCTCTGGTTTGGTCCGTGTTGGTCTGGCTCTCGTTCGGATGCCGAACGAGAGCCGAACGCTCGCCGAACGCGGGCCTCTCGTTCGTTCGTTCGGTTTTTTTCCTAAAAACCGAACGAACGAACGCCCCAGGAACGAACGGACTGCATGAGCATGCATCATTTCTTTTGTAAACATCGCGCATACGCACTCCGTTCCTCATACGCCGTAGTACCCGGCGTCGTTTTTAGTCAGACCCATCCGCTGAATGAGATCGTGGGCCGTGGACTTGCTGCACCCGATGTACGAGGCCAGTGCGTTGATGCTCTTGAACTGTCTGCCCAGGGCCATCGCCTCTTGTATCCGGTCTTCCGGGGTGTCGGCGGCCCCCTCCACCGTAGCCTTGAACTCCCACGGTGTGATGTCGAAGCTGATTCGAATCGGCTCCATAGGCGGCACCAGTTTGGAGTGTCGTCTGACTAGGATGGTCTTGTCGTTGTCGGTCGACCGCACCTGCCACCCGGTTTCGAGCCAGGCATTCAGGAACTGACTGCCCCACGCCTGTTCGCGCCCGGTGCCGCCCTCTTTGCTCTTGGAGGTATGGTGGGCTATCATGAAGGAGCAGCCGTATTCGTCCCTTAGCTGTTTTAGGACCAGCATCGACTGCGCGGTTTTGGCCATGTAGTCATCGGTGCTGCCCATAGAGTATAGGGGGTCCATAATGACCAGCACCGGCCTGCATTGCTCCACAACCTCGCGCAGCCCGGCCACTGACTCGGGCCTCTCGAAGCTAAGGGACCTGTCCGGGTGCCACAGGATGTCCGGGGGCGGAGGGGGTATTGGCACCTCGTAGACGTCCTCGTTACTCCCGAAGGTGTCCTCCGCCCGGGTCACTGTGGCCGGGCCGATGCCCATCATTGTGGTCAGCCTGCCGAACAGCATGGGGAACGGGTCCTCCTGCTGAATCACCAACACTGGGCCGGATCGGTTCACCGGGTAGTGCCCTAGGAAGGGCTTGCCCGTCGATACGGCCAGAGCCAGGTTGAGCAGCAGCCAAGTCTTGTAGGTGCCTGGGGGTGCTACCACCAGCCCCACGGTCTTCGCCGGTAGCCAGCCGTCGATGGCCCAGTCCACTTCTCCGAGTCCGTACTGGTCCAGGGCCTCGGCGAACCCCATTACCCGGAACTGTCCGGGCCTCCGTTTCCCTTCCCCGGCTGCCCCCGCAGCTGCCTCCACGTGGGGGGTTGGGTCGGGCTTCGCGGCCTCCCGGTTGGCTATGGAGTCCACGATGACCTCAACCTCGGCCTCAGTCAGGGGCGGCTTGCACTTGGCCAGATTCCAGGCCATAAGCACCTGCATGGCCTCATTGCGGCTCATCCTCACCATGAGGGACCCGGCCAGCCGGGTCAAATGCGCGTTGCGGCCCCCACGTTCCACGTCGCAGGCCCAGTCCGCTGGGGTCACCGGGGCCCGTTCGACCTCGTGCGCCAGTTCCAGCAGCCACGCCGGGGGGTCGGCTATGCGCTCGTCGTTCGCCCACTTGTAGGGCGTCCCGTTCGGGTGGACGCTCGGCGGAACCACGATGATGCCGCCGTCGCCCCTGAGGTCCAGCCCCGGCAGCTTGCGTACGAAGCTCCGGATGGTCTGGCCCCCGCCGGGGTGTCGGAACAGGTGGTGGAACCCACCACCACCGGTCTTGGAGGTCAGGGTCGAGGGCACCGCCAGCCCCTGTTCACTCAGGGCCCGGAACCCCTCCTCGCCGTCAACGTCCAACACTACCAGCCCGGAGATGGCTCCGGTCACGACGCCTACGTTGGCGTCTGGCCACCGGGCCCACCAGTCCCTTATCTCGGCCTCGATGACCCGGGTCTTTTGGTATCTGGCCCAGGGCACCATTGGCCGTTTACCACTGAGGGGAACGACGTTCCAGCCTGCCCGACTATAGCCCAGGGCGGCCTCCAGCCGGGCGTTTCCGCTGCCCATCGCTCTCACCTCACACCGGCATTTTTAGCGCATCCAGGTCCCCGTTAAGCAGCCGATACACCGCAGACTCCAGGGTAGAGTACCGCTGCATTCCGTCCAAGTAAATGGCGTTCGCTGCCGCACCGTTGGTCACGTCCCACCCGACCACGGGCTTGCCCATGTCGATGGCCATCTGCAGCTCGCGCCATGTGCCCACCGTGGGCTTGGTGGTCAGCCGGAACAGTACCGCATCCGACTGCTCCATCGCCATCCGGTTTATTCGGATGACCTTGGACCCCCCGTTCGCATCACCCACCCAGTGGAACGCCCTCGCTGGGTTGTAGCTCGACATCTCCCGCGCACCCAGCGCCTTCTCTGCCTCTATGCGCCAGTCGTGGCGCTCCGGGCCGTCAACCAGGTCGATGGGCCCAGCCAGATACACTAGTCTGATCATCCTTTCCCCTCCTCCAGTGCTATCAGCTCGCCAATACAATCCGGACATACCGGCTTACCCCGGTGGATGGGACCTCCATTCTCCAGCCTAGCCCCGCAGAACACACAACGCCCCCGGGCAGGCTGGATAATGATCCGCTCACTATCTTCGTCTACTAGGATGTCGATGGGGGTCCCGGGGTGCATTCCCCGGGACTCCCTTAGCTCGCTAGGTATCACAACGCGCCCCAACGCGCCCACCGTCTTGACTGCTACCAGTCGCATGGCGTTACTCTCCTTCGTTACCTGTGTGCTGGGGCCACATCAGGTAGTCACCCCACCCAGGGCCGCGCCGGACTACCACCACCGGACACCTGGCCCTGGCCTGCATGCCGGCAATGAGGTCGTCGATAGGGTACCCTGTTAGGGGCTCCGGCCACCAGTCGCCGAACGTCAGCACCATGCCAGTGGGGCCGCACAGGGTGATCGACCTCTGGAAGTCATCCCACGACCAGAGGAACACTCGCTCCCGGTTACCGGAATCGGTCTGACGCTTAACGGACTCGAGCAGCTTAAGCCCGGTTGCCTCCTCCAGCATGTCCCAGCTTATCTCCTTGCCCCCGGTGGGGCCACTGTTGCCGGGCACCCGCATCGGCACGGCCCGGTAGACCATAATCACCGACCTGACGCATCCGATGGGCAGGCCCGCCTCGGCCAGCATACCAGCCGGGGTCACGTTCTTGGACGTACAGTAAGGGTAGTACCCGTGGTCCAGGGACAGCAGCGCCCCCTGGGACCCCTCGAACAGTCCGGTTAGCCCAGCCGCCATCCACCTGCTGAACGACCGCCAGACGCCCTCGAAGTCGACGAAAGGCTCCAGCTCGGGGTAGTCCTTGGCGGTCCGGAAGGTGCCGTCCCTCAGCACCTTGTGGGCCACGGTGGCCCCCACGCCCTGGTGGGTGCTGCCCCGCCGTATGGCCGCTTCCGCGGCCCTGCCCCCCCACTTGGCGGCGCAGTCCGGGTCGATGACCCCTGCGTTGGGGTCGATGAAGATTCGCCCTACTTGGTCGCCGTAGAGCGTGGTCAGCGTATCTACCTCTTTCAGGAAGCTATCAAGCCGAATCACATGGCCGGGCCCCAGGACCAGCCTCACGTCGGGGTCTATCCAGCCTGCCGTCGGGAGTACTCGGGAGGTGAACCTCCGCCCGTCGGGCATCGTGAACCTGTGTTCCGCGTTGCTGCCGCCCACCCTGACGGCGTAGTGGTAGGGCTCGCCAGACTCCATTGCCCTGTGGGCCATCCACGCGGCTATCTGGCCCTTACCTTCGTCCCCGAACTGACCCCCTGCTACGATGTCAACGGACTTTTCCATGCTTACCCTCCTCCTGTATGTCCCTCCGAATCACGTGGTTAACCCACTCCTCCGTGCATTCAGCGCTGCATAAGTGGTAGGTCTTGTTTACGTAACTCGCCTTGGCCATGCCCCGGACGGTTACGCCGTTGACCGAAAGCTCCGCGCCGCACACGTCGCACATCGTCTTAGTCATACCTTTCGTCCCTCCTTCGCTAGTTGCCTGAGCATGTAGCACACGGCATGCCTGGCCGCGTCCTTCGTGTGGGTACCCTTCAGACGGTGAAACCACCCCAGTTGCCTGAGTAGGTCCGACCTGACCATCTGCTTCGCCAGCCCGGCCATCTGATACTCCACCTTGACGTTGCCCCGCTGGGCGGCCACCTGCAGCACCCCGATTAACCTCGCCGTCCTGACCGGGTCGAAACCCAGGTTGGCCCACGGGTAGACCCGGAAGTCCTCTATCACCCACAGGGGGTACTCGTGCGCCCACCGCCCCGTGGGCTCGCCCTCGTCCGCCACTGAGTCGAATATCTTGTCGTAGCTCACCGTGTAGGCCCTGATCAGCTCGCCATTGAAGACCTCGACCACCCCGGTAGTCTCGCCGGGGTCCAGAGCCAGCAGGGTCGTCTTCGGTAGGACTAGGTTCATAATACCGCCCCCTTAGGCAGTATAGGCCTGTCCTCATTGTCGAAACTGATGCGGTGCATGGCCCCCCACGACCGGCCCACCTTGCCATCCGCCAGGATGGGTACCGCGAACCCGAAGTCCTGCATCGTGTCCCGGATGACCGGGCTCCACTTGGCCCATTCGTCCTCGGGCAGCTCGAACAGTATCTCGTCGTGGACCTGCAGTATCATGTGAACCCCGGTGCCCTCTAAGGTCTGGTGCAGCCGGGTCACGGCCACCCGCATCATCTCGGCCACCCCACCCTGAATTAGGTTCGACATGGCCTTGTGCATCTCTTCTTCGTCCTCAATGTGCCTGAGCCGCCCGGTCCACATGGGCACCCTGCCCGTCTTCCTGGCCGTGTCCTCCGCCAGCCGCGACAGCCGACGGACGCCCGGAATCATCTTGTGGTACCGATTCAGAATGGCCTTGGCCTCGCCGTAGGTCGAGTCTATCTGCTTCGCCAAGCTCCCCGGTCCGATGCCGTAGACTATCCCGAAGTTAACTCGCTTGGCTTGGTATCGTGGGATGCGGAGCAGGTCCGAGGTTTCCTGGTGGATGTCCTTGTCGTTCCGGTAGGCATCCAGCAGGAACGGGTCCAGCGTGTAGTGCGCCAGCAGCCTCAGCTCCGCCTGGCTCCAGTCCCACGCCATGAGCACGTGCCCGGGCGGGGCTATGACCAGGTCCCTGACCTTATACACGTCGTCACCCCTGGGCAGCGCCTGCAGGTTGGGCTTGTTGCACGACAGCCGCCCCGAGATGGTGCCCGTCAGCTTCAGGTTCGGGTGGAGCCGGTTATCGCCGTCCAGCCGGTCCATGAACCCCTGGTAGTAGGTGCCCGCCGCCCGGGACCACGCCCGGTGCTCCAACAGTAGCTTGGCAATCGGGTGCTTGCACTCGGCCAGCGCCTCGCGGTCGGTTGCCTGTTGCCCCAGTATCTTTCTGAGCTGGGGTACGCTGGCCGGGTTGAAGTCGTGCCCAACCATTCCCACCATCTGCTGGTGTATTTCGGCCTGCTTGTCCTTGGCCATGATCAGGCTCTCGGCACACTTCGCTGGGTCTACCAGGGCCCCATGCCGCTCCATGGCCTCCGTGGCGTCGCTGTAGATGTTGACCTCGTCCCACAGGCCGAGCAGCCCCTGGGCCTCTAGCTCTGCCTGCCGGTTCTGCCCTAACTGCCAGGTCAGTATCGAGTCCTGTTCGGCGTACGGGGCCACCCACTTGGGGGGCAACTGGTGCATACCCTGCTTGCCTAGCCCCTGGGACTTGAGCAACTCCATCAGCTTAGCCTCAGCCTGGCCCGCCTCCGGGTCGACGTACTTCGCACCTAGCGCCTTCAGGGCGAACGTGGGTTCGTTCTCGTTGGCCAGATGCGCCGCCAGCATGACATCCACCGTCTGATTCCGTATGGGTTCACCCAACTCCCGGGCCAGGAAGTGCCGGTCGAACTTCGCATTAAAGCCAACAAACACCCGGTCCGGGTCCATTAGGAGTGGCCGTAGCCGGTGCAACTCCTCGATGGGTAGGTTACCCCCGGTTTCGTGCCTGAACGGCACGTAGTAGGTCCGGGCGTCGCCGCCCCCCTCGTCGGGTAGGTGGATGGACACCCCTATCAGCCTGTCCCCGTTCCAGGGGTCCAGTCCCGTCGTCTCCAGGTCGCACACCATGTAGGGCCGCTTCTCCAGCTCCCCCAACATCGCCCTGTAACTCTCTGCCGTGGATACCAACATCGCGCATGTCCCCCATCCTCCCTACTGTCGGTCGCCCTAGGGCCGGGGGGTTTGTCCACCCCGGCCCCATGCGTTTACCGTTACTAGAAGGGTGCCGACTCGTCCTGCTTCATAAAGGCCAGGGTATCCTTGCTAGGTCCGTAGACCTTGTCGATCCTGTGGTTGGTCTTGCCCTCGTAGTCCTCGTGGACGACTTCGATGATGCAGGGCTTGTTCATGATGTCGCTGAGTCCGAACCGGGCTACGCTGCCACTGGCTGCGACGCCGACGGCCTCAAGCGCCTCGACTACCTTCCACCTGGCCTGGGGCAGCAGACTGGTCCAGTACCTGACCTCGACGCCCTTGGAGTTGCCTGCTAGGATGCGGAACTGCCAGACGTACTGAGGGTTGCCGGACTTGCTCTCCGACTTCTCGAACCCGACCACCTTGGCGTGGTGTAGGCCCTCCTCGGCTATAGCGTACCTGGAGGTTACCTCGGTGAAGTCCTCCTCGAAGACTTCCTCCTCTGCGACCGGTAGCCCTATCGAGGCCTGTCCTCCCGGGGTGGTGGCTACGGTCCTGGGTGCCTTGTCCCTACTAGTTCCGGGTAGCGGCATTTGGGTCACTTTCCTTTCTGTTCGTTATGAGATCGATCAGCTTAGGTATCGAGGGTTCGTCCACACAGAGCCCGAGTCGGGAGCTGGGCGACCGGTCCTTGGCCCACCACTTGCTGTAGGGCTGGCACAGCATCCGACGCTGGACGGACTCGGTGCCGTCCTCCTCGCTGGTGCTCTGCGCGTACATGTACCCGACCACGTCCATGTATCCGACTACCGCACTCTTAAGGCCGGGCGGTAGGTCCGGCCATACGACCTCGTTCTTCTCCTTGTCCTGGCTGGCGCTGTCGTGGCACGTGTAGAACACGTGCATCGGCAGGTCACGGAACATCCTGAGCGCCCGCTTGAGTTGGGTGTTCGAGGTGCCGTAGTCATCCAGGAACACCTCGTCCGGGGAGGTGCGCTTACCTCCGCTCTTGGCTATCGACCTCCCGACCACGGAGTCTAGGTTGAGGGTCCTCAGCTCTGCCAGGGAGTCGATGCCCACCGACCTGTACGGGTGGTCGCCCTTAGCCAGGAACCAGAAGATGTCCCCCAGCTGGTCGTAGCTGGTCAGGTCCACCACATCGGGGGCCTCGGTCATACCCAGGGCGGTCGTATCCGTGACGCTGAGCATGCCGCCCTCCACGTTGATGATGAGTATGGGAGCCGTCGACGGGTGCAGGTTCGCCGTCGCCAGAAGGGACGTCTTCCCGACCCCGGGCGGGCCGTAGAAGAGCGCCTTCAGCTTATAGTCCACTATCTCGGGCTTGTAGATGCGCAGCCCGGGCAGGTCCGTCGGTGGGGCGGCCCCAGTGGTCGCGCTAGGCGGTCGTGGTTTCGTCGTCATCCTTCTGCTCCTCCTTCCTTGGTTGTCTGGGCTCGAAGCTCATTTCGATCAGGTCCTGAACGTCCCGGCCCTTAGCCTGCTCGATGCACAGCTCGCGGTAGTCGCACCCTGAGCAGTTGATGAAGGAATCGCATCGGTAGATGCGCTTCCTGGTCGCGGACAGCTCCCACACCTTCTGCTGCATGCCCTCAGTGAACTGCTTCACCTCGGACGGTGGCCGGTAGATGTAGTCCCGCTTGAAGAACTCGAACCCCGATAGCTTGTCCTCCATCTCGGCATAGTTGGCTGGGTCTAGTCCGCGCTCCAGCAGCCGGGCCTTGTAGGTCCCCCAGTCCGTGTAGACCTTCGCCCGGGACAGTGACCCATCCTTGTTCACTGAGGGCTCCGCAGGGAGCTTCGCCAGCAACTGGTCGAAGATGGTACCGACCACGGGGAACCCACTCCTGCGGGCCGCCCACTGGTAAACCCCTATCTGTCCGTCGAGGACCAAGTCCTCATAGGTGCGGAATCCATGCTGGGGCATCTTGTTCTCCTTGAGCCAGAGCTTGCCGTCACGGTCCTTGACGATAGCATCCCAGTACCCAACGAGCCGGGTCTTGACGCCCGATACCGGGATGTTGAACCTCCGCTCGACGACTACCGGCTCGAACGTGTCCTGGTAGTGGGCGACATACCTAGGGATAATGCCCCGTACCAGGTCGGCCACCTTGTGGTACTCCTCGACCTCCTCGTCGAACATGGGTTTGGCCAGCTCCTCCTGCAGCCAGGCGTCTACCGCCGCCTCCCAGTCCGTCCCGGCGGTGACCGCCGCCAGGGCCACGTGGCCGCAGGACCCGATGCTCGGGGCCCGACGCATCCGTTTGGGTACTATGCCCACCCGATAGAGCCAGTACCACTTCTGTCTGCACGTGGTCCAGGTCCGTATCTGGGACCAACTCACCGTACTTTCCATCAGTCTACCTCCCTTGGTGCCTATTTCCATTGTATCATACTTGTCAAAGCTTGTCAATCCCGCCTACCTTCCGCTTCCGGGCCACTACGGCCTCGATGATGGATGCCTTGCCTTCCAACACCTCCTCTACCATCTCGTCGACGGTGTCCCTGGCCAGTATCTCTATCACCTGCACGGACTCCTTCTGCAGGTGGGGCCGGGTCCGGTCGACGGCCTGCTCGTTCTGGGCTGGAGTCCACATCTTGTCTAAGAAGACCACCACCGATGCGGCTGTCAGGGTCAACCCCACGCCGCCCAGCTGGGTGGTCATCAGGATGACCTGGATGCCGGGGTCGGTCTGGAACCGCTCCACCGCCCCGGCTCTGTCTGCGTCCGGGGTATCCCCGGTCATGGTCAGGTGCGGTATTCCCTCCTCGGTCAAGATTCTGCTGACCAGTTTGATGGCCTGGGCGAACTGCGAGAACACGATGACCTTCTTCTCTGTGCCGTGCAGCACCCCTAGGAGTGCGTCCAGCTTGGCCCCCGTCGACTCGCCGCCAATCAGCCCGGGCGAAATGGCCACTTGCCTGCACCGGGTCAGCCGAGCCAGTACCCCGGGCGTTATCACCAGCATGTCCTCTGTCACCTGGGCCATGGCCAGCTCCTCTATCTCCTTGTACACCCGGAGCTGCTCGCCCTCCAAGTCCACCCACAGCTTTTGGTACATCTTGGGCGGCATGTCGGGGAACACCTCCTGCTTTTCACGTCGCAGCATGAACGGGGCCAGCTCGCGCCTGAGCGCCTCAGGTGCCCGGGGCCTGCCGTCTATTTGCCAGCCGAACGGGCCCTGAGTGACCCAGGTGTGCTTCTTGGCGAACGCCCAAAACGAGCCGTACTGCTTGGGGTAGAGCATGTTCAGGGGCGACCACAGGTCGTCTATCCGGTTCATGATGGGGGTGCCGGTTAGCAGGTACGTGCACTCGGCCCGGAGCGCCAGCTTCCGGATGCCCTGGGTCTGCTGCGCCTTTCGGTTCTTGACGTTGTGGGCTTCGTCTACGACCACCACGCCCCAGTCCATGGCCAGCAGCTCGGCCAGTAGCCCGCCGTTCTCGCGCCTCTCCCGGGCCGCCTCGTAGTTAACTACCAGGTACCCCTCACTGAACTCCTCCAACACCTTGAGCTTGGCAGCCCGGTTGCTACCCCGCAGCACGGTGGCCACACGGTCGGGTGCCCACTTGACGACTTCTTTTGACCAGACGTCCTTCACCGCGTTGGGGCACAGCACCAACACCCGGCTCGCATGTAGCTCCTCGCAAGCCGCAATAACCTGCACCGTCTTGCCCAGGCCCATGTCGTCTGCCAGTAAAGCCCGGCGGCTCTTAACCAGGAACCGCACCCCCGCCTTCTGGTACTCGAACAGCTTGGGGGCCAGGGCCGACGTCAACTCCATCTCTCCGGGCTCGGGCGCTTGTGGCTGCTCCGCCATGGGCGGGTGGGCCTCCAGCCATTGCTGGACGCTCGTGCTCACCTGGGCGTCGGGGAACAGCTCTATCAGGCGTCCCAGGGCACGGGCGTCTAGGTCGTACCGCCATCCCTTAGCGTACGGGGCCCAACGATACCCGCCCACCGACTTTATCTTCGCGTTGTCGGCGTACTGGCACTTGACCATGACCCCGACCAGCCGTCCATCGTGGTCAAAGAGCCCGGTCATTATAGTCCCTGCCATCGGTATCCACCTCCTTGAGCGGCGGGGGAACAAGTCCCCCGGCGCGGGCATTCTCCGCGCTGGCCTAGCGGATCAGGCATCGAGGGCGAGATACGCGCGACAGGCCGCATGGACCTCGTCGCCGAACTGGGCATAGATGTATTCGCCCCAGGTCATGATGGTGCCTCCAAACCTGCTGGCAAAGGTCAGATTGTGCCGCTTGAGCAGGTCCGCCAGGTCGCGGGCGTGGGCCTCGATCTGCGCGCGGTAGTTCAGATCTGCTTGGATCTCGGCTGGGGTGATGGTCACTGGACTCACTCCTCCTTCCTGGTATCTTGCGGTCATTGAGGTCGAAGCGGATTGCTCGCAATAGGAGAGCGCGTTGCTCGGGGGTTAGCGTAACGGGATCGTCCGGCTCATACAAGTGCAAGTAGCTTGGCCCGAGGGGGAACACCTCGCTCGGCCCCTCATTCTTCTTTCAAGAAATCTCTGATATCTAAGCCATTAACTTCGTACCCAATGGCATCCCAGCCCTCCGCTTTTTCTCTCGCAAATAGCTCAATTCGTGGTAAATCCCCTAACAATTGAACAATCCTGTCACGCACTTCTGGGGGTTTCTCACTGTGTTTACCCCTTTGTGATATGATTACGGAATGAACGGATGCCGATACTCTCTTCATCTTTCCTTTAATACCTAAAAGTACGTATTCCGTATTCGCCCTGGACCAATTTCCCATGCCCCAGAACAACTTACCGTGTTTCGTTGTTTTTACCCATACAAACGCAACAGTCTTAAACTTGAAACCCCACTGTTCTAACGTCTGTATGCCAACATCCAGTAGTGGGGCTGTAACCCACAAAAACAATACACAATTATCATCTGTAATACTGGCAACATTGAGGTTTTGAATATCACGAATTCTCATTACAGAATATTTATATGCTGATCCACGCTGTCCAGCACTAGCACGGTCCCGATATTCCCAAGGCGGATCAGCATAAATTATTTGATATTTCTTCAACTATTATCACCTCCATGTCTTCTAGGGCGAGGGACGCGGTAAAACTGCGACCTCCCCAAGTCCCGAGCTGCTGAAAAAACACCTTGATTTCGGGTTTCATTTTGGTTTTCCTCCTTCCGGGGCTGGCACAAGCCAGCCCCACGTGCTGGTGGTTATCAGCTCTTATCTGTTGATTTACCCATGATCAACTCGCCTAGTGACACGTATGTATCGCCATCCAGCTCCTTGCGCGTAAAGAGCTTGGCGATGCTTGCGCCTGCCTTAAAGTGCGGGCGGTCGCGCCGGACTGCCGCCAGTAGCAGTTCGCGCTGCTCTGGCGTTAGCGCGGTCGGGTCTAGGTCCAAGTCCAGGTGGATGGGGTTCGCCAACTCCCCCGCCCCAATGGGCTGGGATGTGTCCTGCGGCGCGAGCATGGGCGATGTAGTTGCATCATCCCGGTATAGGGTACCGTCATGAACCCGCTGCTCCTCGCCGTCAAAGTGGACCCAGAATACGGGCACGGTAGTCATGGTGTCTTCTCCTCTCGGTATCTTGCACTCCCTGCGCCCCAGGACTCGCCTGGAGCGGAGGCAGGGCAAGAGCCCTGCTAGGTGGCCTACTCGGCGCCAGCCCAGGAAAACGGCTCGCTGCCCTCGATGTCCCACGCGCCGCCCTGCTCCACTATCGCTGAGCCGTCCGGGAAGAGGTAGCGCGTCGCGCTCCTGGTCCAGTCGTGCTGCTCGGTCGCATGCTCGGCCTCCAACAGCTCGGCAAACTCGCGCCCGTCCTCGGTCTCGAATCTCATACCATCGTCGCCCAGTAGGGCAGCGACGCGCTCGGCAGTGGTTTGGGTCATGGGTGATACCTCCTCATCATATATGGGTGTCGCCTGATCCTGGCTCACGGCCGGTTTGAGCAGCCTGCCTCAGTCGAGGGCAGGTCAAGCCTGCCCAAGTAGCGCAAGGTAGTATGCTGGCTCGTAGGGCACGTCGATGATACGGCCAGCTTGCACGGTCAGGATCGTGTCGCCGGTGTCGCGGGTCGATATAGGGTAACGTCCCGCTTCAGCGCGAATGTAAAGGGTCGCGCCGGTCCTGAGCGAAACCTGTTTCGCCTGGGTGATGGCTGCGCTGAGTGTCGTGGTCATGGGGTTACCTCCTTCATATCCTGAGCGCTCGCATAAGATTGTTCGCCGCGTCGATGGCTGCGGAGTCCCGCTTGATCTGGTCCATGGGCTGCGTCCAGTCGATACCAGTCAGGTGCTGCAAGGCCAGGCGCTTGACATCCTCCAGTCGGCGCTTGGGACCACATAAGGCGATGTAGCAACCACTCTCGATGTGGGTGACACGCCACTCCTTGGAGACAGGCGCCCGCAGAATTGCCACTCCTGGCATGGCATCGGTTACGTGTCCAGGCCACTCGTGGTAGCCATCCCATGTGCGGGCTTTGAGTATCGCGCGTTGCCACTTGGCGGGCTTGGGCAGTGTCGCAGGCATAGACATTCGATTCTCCTCCTCTTGTGTTCTACGCTCCCCACTGCCCACGTCACGCAGGGGCAGCAGGCAGGGTAGAACGGGGACGTGTTAGCGCCCCCAGTTGTAGTTGGGCTTGTACCAGTTCGATGCGTCCTCCTTAGTTTTGGTTTGTGCGTAGTACTTGCTCGGCGAGTAGTAGGGCTTCGTCACAGTCATGTTGATGTGTTTCATATCGCCCCTGCTTTCGGCGTTGTGAAATACGATTTGCGCTTCCTCGGCGGAGTCGCATACGAAGATCAGTTTGTTGATCTTGCCTTGGGACAGTCCCCAACCGCTCATAAACTTGTCGGTCATGGTCACGTAAACCTTATCATGATCATGGGGCATCATGCGCACCTCCTGTTTATATGTGGTCGCCTTGACCAGCTGGGCGTCGTCCAGAGCTCGCCCGAGCTTCTCTTCCCGCTTGACCTTCCCTTCGTTCATATCCATTTCGACCTCCCTCTCCGTATGGCCCACTGTGTGGGGTCTTTTGTTTTTATTATAACATGTAGAGATGGGTTTTGTCAAGTATTTGACATCAAGAGGTTTCGAGAGGTTTCGGTACGGGTCCGTGGGGGGCCCTGGGGGTGGGCCTACTCGCCCAGCATCCTCATTTGCCCTTCGGCGCGAGGTCCCTATCCAGGTCGCGGCGCAGCCCCTGTATCGCCGACCTGAACCCCTCTTTGCTGAACGCCGTGGTCACTGTGGCCGACCCGATCTGCACCCCCACAGCCACTGAAGTCCTCGGCATCCTACCTCACCACTCTCAACGTGATGGCTCCGACTCGGTCCAGCTCCCGCAGGAACTCCATCTCGTCGCTGTATCGTATCTCGGTACCCGCGTAGATGGCCACCCTGCGGGCCACCCCGGCCATGTAGTCCTTCGTGCTGCCGGTTTCCTCTGGCACCCACCGCTTGGCATCCGCCCGCATCCGCTCGACGACCTCTTGGGCGTCTTCCCCAACCGTGAACCCCTTAGTATTGACCCACATCACTTCTAGCATCGTGTGTCCTCCTCCTTCGTGTGCGTGGGGCGGGCGGCTCTACGCCGCCTCGCCCGTTCTGGCCAGAACCCCGACCCTGTAGGCCCAGTAGGCGACCTGGTCTCGTGTCATCTCCAGCAGGTCCATCAGACTCGGGACGTCCTGGCGGGTGTTGTCGATCACCCAATCGTCGGACCCGCTGGTGGCCATCCGCTTGGCCTCCCTCAGCAGGGCCTGTCCGAAGTCCACCCACGCGATGATCTTGTCGGCATCGATCGTGCCCTGGTGCTGCCGGACCTCAACCGTCCCGTACTTGATGTAGCTTTCGAAGTTAAGCTTAAGGTAGCGGGTCCCTATGTATTCGACTATCTGCTTGATGCTCTTGCACTCCATAACGCGGAGGGCACTCCATCTGCCGCCCTGGAGGGACCTACAGTAATTGTTCGACTCGCCGCGCCTGCTCAGCGCGACCATCTTGTCTATCTGCTTCTCGTATGTCTGGTAGAGGGAGAACAGGTACTGGAACCCCTTCAGCCCCAGGCCGTTCGCTCCGTGGTGGACGTGCAGTCCGCAGCTCTTGTTAACCTTCGCCCCAGCGAGCCTCAGGACCCCACAGGCCACCCTCAATTGGGCCCTGCCCTCGTCGCCCTTCAGCACCGGGCTCACCAGCTCCAGGGTCGTGTAGTTTGGGTCGGCACTCACGCTGGAGTCCGTCGTCACCTTCCAGTGGGGCTGGATGCGGTGGTTGTAGCCCTCGTACTGGGCCCGCAGTCCACTGGCCCTGAGCGCCTCGGCTAGCCCCTCGCGCCCAACGGCAGATGGGACCGAGCACTCGATCTCGACCCCGAACGTCCTGTTATCCGTCCCGCCGAGTCCCAGCCAGCACCTGTCCCTCAGTTCGTTCAGCGCCTCCGCGCTGTGGGTCCCCCTCCATGCCCTCAGGAGGTTGCTGCGATGCTTGGCATCGTGCCCGGGGGCGAACTCCCTGCCGGTCAACTGCCCACAACCGCAACCGCAAAGTCCCTGCCTCCTCATCTTCCCGACCTCCCTCTCCGTATGGCCCACTGTGTGGAGTCTTTTATTTTTATTATAACATGTAGAGATAGGTTTTGTCAAGTATTGGTGCATCGAGAGGTTTCGAGAAATCAAGAGGGGAGTGATGATGAGTAGAGGAGAAGCGACGGCAAGCAGAACGCTCGTTCGCCCGGAACAACGCGCCCAGCGTTGCCAGCACGTGAGTTTTGGTGTGGGTAAGGTGATTGTATGCCGCACTCGGCATAGAGGCGTGTGGCGCGTGTGGGAGGGGGAGAGCCCCGGTTCGGGGTGAGCCGGGGCCTATGGAACCCAATCATGTTCGATTTCGGGGAATCTGAGGAGCTGCTGAGACATTTGCTCGATGCGCGAGCCGTCCTCGCTCATTACGATGGTGATGATGTATCCACCAATGCACGGGATCAGCCCCAGCCGGCGAGTCCATGCGGTCGAGCCCTCGCATGACGGCACTAGCCATTGTTGTATCCCCAAGTGCTCCATATGCAGAGCCTGGTGCAGATGGCCGTAGAGGATCGCATGCGGCACGTCCGGCCCATGCGCGATGCCTTCGCTCAATCTCTGTATGCGGTAACTCTTGGCGTATGGGACGCCTCCCCTGGGATGCCAGAGGCGCGCCCGAAGACTGCCAATCTCGAACGTGCTCTCGTACCAGCCGCCGAAGGTGATATCCGGGCGTTCAGCGGCGACGCGTCGGAATATGTCGTGCCCCGCTGATTTGATGAAGGAAGCGTCATGGTTGCCGCCGATCATAAGCGTTTCGCAGCCTGGGTATGTCGGGTAGTCCGCTATGGCGGCTTCCACCTGTTCATCCGCGCCGTGCAAATACACCTCGTATGGCTGCTCAGGATACATGTTCGTTCCGGCTGCCAGATCGCCCGAGTTGAACACGTGCTGTATCTCGTGCTGCTCAAACACCTTGTAGCATTTGTGCAGCGCAGTCCGCTGTTGAGCCTTGCTGCCATAATGCGAATCGGAGACCGCGCCAAAGCGGATGATGCGCCCGCTAGTATGCGGAATCTTGCGCAAACTCGTGTAGTCTACGAAAGGAATGCGCATCAGGGCATACTCGCCGCGAGTCTCCATAATGCTGTAGCCCTGGACGCTGAGCATCCCTATAGCCCCGTGTATAGCCTCCGGCGTCGCCTTGTGCTTTGCAGCTAACTCCTCTATGCTCCGGGGATTGCGCTGCACGTCCGCCAGGATCGCCGCTGCAAGCTCCTGCGTTGGCTCCGAAATCAAAGCAGCGGCCTTCCCGATTAGGTCTGGCCGCCGCCGTTTGATGTTTCTGGCTCTCTGCTTTGCGGTAGACGCTGCCACTCCATAAGCCATTGCCAGCGCCGCATATGAGCCGTATTCCCGATACGCCGCTATGAAATCTTCGTCGCGTGTCGGGAGTTTGCGTTCGTTCACGGAATCCCTCCCTATTTGCTAGGGGCCGCTATGTATCCCCCAACAGCGCCGGCCAGGATCCCGGCCAAGAGCCAACTGAACCTCTCTGTGCCCATAAGCCGCTTTAGCTGCTGGGCTTGAATCTCGATGATTGAGTCTCGCGCCTCAAGCTCTTGTGTCAATCTGCCAATCTCCGCTCTGAGCTGGTCCCCGTCGCGCTCTGCATCTTCATACAGCTTGAGCGCATCTTCTACCAACGCCTTCTGTCTGCCCACCTCTGCGGATAGCTCGAAGGCTTGATCCTGCCACGCGAGAGCGTCTGCCATGGCCTGCTCATACAGGGCCTTGTAGTCAGGGGCAGCAAGAGCAGGCATGGCAATAAGCGCCAGGGCGAGCAGGATAGTAAACAGTCTCTTCATCGCTTCGATTCCTCCCGTATGCGCTCAGCCTCTCGCTTCCTGCGCTCCTTGGCCTCCAGCGTCTCCTGCACGGTCCTGTGTGCGCCGTCCACTGCGGGGTCGGGCTGCATGATGGCCTTGCCTGCGCCAGTGAGCCCTGCCGCGCCGGTAATGCCGATGCCGAGAGCCTGCGCGAGCTTGTAGCCCAACACAGTGCCTACAATCAAAATCAGCAGGCCCGCGCCTGCCGCAATCCATATCCAGTTAGCTCTAATCCACGCTTTCATCTGCATCCTCCTTCCGGCCAAATGCCGTGGGCCATATCAGTTTCGCCGCGTCGAATTGCCCGAGACACAACAGCCACGTGATGATAGCCCTCGATAGCCACTCACCGATGTAGCCCTGCCAGCTGCTGGCATACGATCTGGCCGCAAACACGCTCGACGTAGCAAGGGCCGCAATAGCCGCGAGCAGGATAAGTCGCGCAGTCCGTTCGCGTTTCGTTTTCGGCGCATTGAGCCACTGTTTAGGCCCCAGCCCGAATACCCCGCGCCTGAGCATGTTGATGAGATTCATTGTCACAAACGCGCACGCTGCGTCTATGCCGATTGTCATGAGATTGTCAAGATTCACTCTGCACCTCCTAGAATGCAGCGCGAGCCATCCACCCGCGCCGAAACTTCGCGAGCTTGGGATTGCGTCTAATCAAACTTTCGTAATGCTCTGCCTGCAGTCGCCGCATGGCCGCCAGAAGCGCGTCGGGATTCGCTTTGTTCGCTGCGCCAATAGTCTGCGGCCCGATCTTGCCGTCTACAGCCACCGACTGGCCTGCCTCGCGCAATGCCCTTTGCATGATCTTGATGCCTGCCGTCTTGCCCACGTTCACCGACATATCCAGGTATTTCTGGGCTATCCGGTCATCCTGAATTTCGCCGCACCGGAGCCGCAGCCACCAATCGCGGTAGTAGATCTCACGGGCTTGCTCGATGGTGAGCGCCCGGATATCTAGCTGTGGATAGCTCCGCTTGCTTATGCCATATTTCGTCTCGCCGCCGGGGTCGTCAGGATCGTTGACATACCCGCCTTCGTGCTCCAGCACCGCGCCGATAAGCCGGTCGAATCGCTCACGGTCGCTCATGATCTGTCACCCCTTCCGCCCGAGCAGCCAGCCCACGGCGGCGGCGATGGCAGGCGACAAAGCAAGCTCGATTACTCTCCACCACCGATTGCCGGCCGTCTTGCTCCGCTCATCGCAGCGCTTGGCGTGCTCCTGGAGCGCCTGCACGTCATCCCGGGTCTTCCATGTCTGCCTAACTGCCGGAGCGATCTCTTTGTCCATCGCAGTTTCGATCTGCGTGAGCCGCTGCCCGTGGTCCTGCATGGTCGTCTTCTGCTCGACGGCCATCTCCCTGATCGGGCTGAGTTTCGCGTCGATAAGCTCGGCGAGTCCCTCGAAGCGCTCATCCATGCGGACCTCCATGGATTCCATTTGAGCTCGCAGCGCTGCCAGCCCCGACCTTATGTCGTCCTGGTCGCCCACGCGTTTCACCGTCGTGCCTGTCGGTCGCCCTGCGCTCATCTCATCCTCACCACCCCCGCCAATCAAAAACCCCGGCGCTGGCCGGGGGTCTACGCTATGCCTATGTCTGCTGGGTCCTACTGCCGCGCCCGGATCGGCTCGAGGGTTCTGCGCGCCACTACGGGACGCCCCGTCGCATCGCGACCGGACCACTCATATGCGATCCAGTCCACACCCACCGGCAGCGTGTAAGGGGCAGTATACACCCCTACGTCGAGGCGTACTATGTCTGCCGTGATGTCCGCGCCTATCTGCTGCCACTGCCGGTCGAAGATGCGGACACGGAGGTCCGTGGGATCAAACAACTGCCCATCGAAATCCGGGAACGTGGCCTTGAGCCGGACCGTGTCGCCCTGGAAATACTCCATCACTCCAGCACCTCCAATACCACGGCGCGCGAGATCGCCTCCAGCTGCGCTGGCCGTGCATCAGTCTCCAATGCCACCGCGCGCGAGATCGCCTCCAGGATGGGGTTGAGCGGCGTATACCCGACAGGCGCGTGGGCGCGACCCGATCCTGCGGCAGCGGCAGGGCTCACGATGACGCCGACCGCCAGCGCTGGAGGGACTCCTGCGCCTCGGACGACGCCAGAGTTTACCGCAGCCTGTACGCCAGCCGCAATGCCCGGCGCATGGATCGTGACGCTGGCCGTAGCCGTCGCCGCATCTATGGTCACGCCTGCGACCAGGTCTGGCACGTGCGCTCTTGCCGCGCTTGCCGCAGCAGGCGCAGGGTAACCCACCCCGGCGCTGATCGCGGGAGCACTAACGTTGCCGTCGCCCTGGGCATCGGGCACGCTCACAATGCTGCCGGCCGTAGGCGTCGACGCGTGAGCAGTTCCTGAGCCTTCTGCTACCGCCGCGGCTATGACCGCCCCGGCGCTCGCCACAGGCGCAGCCAACTGCCCTACGCCGACCGCTGTAAGCGAGATAATGTCTGTCGATGCGCACACTCCAGGCGCGTGTGCCGCTGCGTACCCGACCGCCACAGGAGGCTCTGCGGCGCACCCGCTGGCCACGAAGGGTACAGGCATCTCTGCGGTCGCCTGCGCTGCCTTGGCCGCCAAGGCTGTCCCCGAGGCGACCTGTGGAGTGTGTCCGTTGCCTGTGCATTCGGCAGGGCCAGGCGTAACAGTCGTTGCGGCGCTGATACCCGGCGCGACAGACCCGCCGGCTAATACCCCCGGTGGTACGCTCAGTGAAACCCCGGCGACATGTCCCGGCGCAGCGATCTCGGCGGTGCCGTTAACCGCGACTACCGCAACCAGCGCCCCCGAGGTCATCACAGGCGCGTGGCCAGTCCCTTCCGCGCCGCAAGCGTCTGGATGCGCGACCATCCCAGCGGATACGGACGGCAGGTTGAGCTGCCCCGCGCCGGCCGTGACCGGGGCTTGCAGGGAGACTCCGACGGTCACGCTTGGGATCGGCATATCTGCGGTCGCTGCCGCACCAGCACTGATCGACGCCCCTGCGCTTACCTCCGGCCTGCGAGCCTGTCCGCCTCCCTGTGCCGATGGCGCAGCAATGATGCGCCCTATGCCTACGCTCGGCGCCGATGCGACTCCCGCGCCCTCGGCAGTCGCCGCCTGGATATTTGCACCTGCCTGGATGCTCGGAACCGCGACCTCTCCGCTGCTCGCCGCGGGCCCGGCGCGGATCATGATGCCGGTAGCCACATCGGGCGCTGGAGCGAGACCGTATGCGTGTGTCGCCGGCCATTGCAGTATCGCCGCGGACACGACCGCAGCCGCATGGGCCGTACCCGACGCGGTCGCCGACGGGACCGCCACCGTCGTGCCGGCTGAGACCGTTGGAGCAGATGCCGCGCCCTGGCCGGCCGAGGATTGCGGATGCTCACAGATCCCTGCCGCGACGGTCGGAGTCTGTGCAGCCGCCTGCCCCTGGGCGGTCGCTACAGAGACGCCGGCCCCGGCAACCAACGCTGGAGCGGCCGCCTGCCCGCTGCCGGACGAGGCAGGCCCTGCCAGAGCGACGCCCACAGACGACGTAGGTGGTAGACCGCTTCCAGATGCTGCAGCGATCTCGGGCATAACAGCCGTGCCCGCACTCAGAACCGGGCTGTTGGCCGCTGCTGTCCCCCTTGCCGATGGAACAAGTAGCGTGCAACCTGCGCTGATTGCTACGATAGGGACCATCCCAGCGCCTTTGGCGACCGTGCCGGAGACGGTAGCCCCGACCACGATTGCCGGCACAAGGCCGGACCCGCTGCCCGTGGCGCACGGAGCCTGGATGGTGGCTCCCACGCTCGCGGGCTTCGACAGCACCCCATATATCTCGCCATCTACTATCCTCAGCCCCGTCGCTCCAGGAAGGTGGGCAAACAGCTCGCCGTCTATCAGGAGCATACGCCCACCTCCTAGCTGACTTCGGGATCCGAGAATATCGAATATGCGCCCGTTGCGGGGTCTCTCGCATACAGGCACACGTCGAGCACTGTGTCCACTACCGGAGTAACGGACACAGACACCTGCTCCCACGTATCCGCGGCAGCGGTGCATGTCGCCGTCTGTGTCGTCAGTCCCGGTCCCTTGAGCCATATCTGCGGCTTCTTGTCTGCGGCAGTCCCGTGGTGGCGTATCCACCACTTCACGGTGATGGCCTTGTCCTTCGCCGCCGCGACCTTCATGATGTGCATGGAGTTGCCCGTAAGCTTGATAGCCGGAGCAGTCGTCTTGTAGGTCGTCCACTCCTCTGTCATATCCGGCGGCTCCCAGCATCCAATACTAGGCTTGCATCCTACAGATACCGCTCTCGGTCTGCCATCGATGTCGTAAGGGTCATACGCATCCGGGATTGCATATCCGATGTAGCTCACCAGCGTGCCATCGGACGTGCGGATTGTCGATGTCTGCGCGGACGCGTCAGCCGTGACCCGGTATCGCCAAGTGTCGGCTACGGCGGTCAAGTGGTCATCGCCCCCGCCTGTGTCCCACACAAAACGATTCCATGCCACGGCTATGAGAGACGATGTCGGAAGTGTCTTGCTACGCTGCGTCGCCCACGCGCCTGCAACGTATTTTTGCAGTTCGCAGGTGATATTGCCGGACGCCGCTAATGCTTCGACGTATATCATCACGCTTTTGCTTGTACATGCACTACTCGGCGTGAATGCGATGAGACGTTCTGCGCTCAAAGCGAGAGCGGTGCCGGTCCTAACGCTATTCAATGTATCAACTATCGCTGTAGTGCCTTTTTGCCTTACGCCTAACGGCATATACGGCATCTGCCCTATCCTGCCCACAGCCACCGCGCCCTCGGTCACGCTCGCGTCGCCGCCAAGCGTAGAGGCGGCAGTAGTGTTTGTGGCGCACGACGCGGCAGTACAGTCGTAGACTACGCACTTATTAGAGGGAGTGCCCATGAACCCGTTGCTGCCGCCCTGCACCGTGCAGTTCGTGGCGGTGCAGTAGTTGAACCCGCAGTAGCCGCCCTGCGCCGTGCAGTTCGTGGCGGTGCAGGAGGAGAACCCGGTGCTGCCGCCCTGCACCGTGCAGTTCGTGGCGGTGCAGTAGTTGAACCCGTTGCTGCCGCCCTGCGCCATGCAGTTCGTGGCGGTGCAGTAGTTGAACCCGTTGCTGCCGCCCTGCGCCATGCAGTTCGTGGCGGTGCAGCCGTTGAACCCGTAGTAGCCGCCCTGCGCCGTGCAGTTCGTGGCAGTGCAGTAGAGGAACCCGTAGCCGCCGCCCTGCGCATTGACTCGCACGCAGTTTTGACCCAAACCGCCGTTGGTGGCATACATGGCTGTGCCCTTCACACCGTCCGCGAAGCACTCGGCCTCGTCGCAGCCAAACGTAACGTAGTTCTTGTTGTTCCATTTTACCAAATCGCCGCTCGATGCTATCTCGTTACTATCGCACCCGGTAATCCGGCACCTACTCGGCGTATCCCCAGTCAGCCATACGCAGTTCGGGTCAGGCTCGTAGGTGATGTTCTCAGTCGCCGACCGTCCGGCGTAACTAAATGAGATTTTCTCTCTGTACGTGCCCGGCCCCCAGTGAATACGATGCCTGTTTCCAGCATCGGGAGTCTGCACGGTCTGCGCCGCCTTGGTCAGCGTCGCCCATGCTTGCGCCACAGACAAACCTGTGTTGTTGTCATCGCCGTGCTGCTGCGACACATAGTAATGGATGTCGGCCATACCTACTCACCACGCTGCCTGCTGCCCACAATCAGCAGTTCGTTGACTCCTAGCGATACCCCCGCGTCCGTGGTGTGCTTTTCGCCTCCGTCGCCCTGACGGCCTATGAGCACATCGCCATCGTAGAGGGTATAATACCGCATAACCGTAGTCACGCGCTTTCCAAGAGCCTGAGACTCCCAGGCGCTCCATATGATATTGCCGATTCCTTGCGCCTCGCGCATGACTAGCTCACGCGCATCGGGCTGCGAGAGAATATCCTGTTCAAGTTGCTCTGCCTCAGATAATTCAGGGAGCGGGGGAATGTCAGTCATTCACGCCGCCCCCTACTCCACCGTGAAGCTGATCGCTCCGTCCGCGGCCCACTCGATCTTGAACGGGCCGTTCCGCGGGCTGATCGTCTCGCCGAAGTCGATGTAGCCCAACAGAGGCTTGTTAGCTGCCGGCGTGTCATCGAAGATCACTGCATAGCGGCAGTCGAACGTCGCCGTCGCGATGCTGACGTCATCAGCGTCCAGCTTGGTTGTGTTAGTTGCCGCATCGTAGGTAGCCGTCTTGCCGGTCAGCGCGATTCCACCCGCCGTGTAGCCCCCGCCCGTGGACAGCTCATTAGTCAGGTCGCTGTAATACTGGTGCGTGTCCTGATTCGGCGTGTAGGTCGCCGTACATAGCGCCACCTTGATAGCATCGTTGACCCAGTCGATGCCCTTGCCGAATGCGCTCAGCACCATCTTGCCGTAGAGTTTCGCTGTCACTGCCATTGTCTGCACCTCCAAAAGATGGGGACCGCCCTTGAGGCGGTCCTGTGAGTATTGATGCGCGATATCGCGCCTAAGTTCGGTTCCCCGCCGTCACCACTGTGTTGCTCCCATCGTTCTTCAGACTCTTGGTCGTGCCGCTCAGGTACAGGTCGTTGTTGGTCACCAAGTTCCGGTCGCAGTCAGCGCTCTGAATCCAGATCCCATACGCCGGCTTCATGCTGAGGCTGCCCCGGCGAATTGTGTTGTGCTGGATGTTGTTACGGCTAGACTCCCAAAACACCCGGATTCCGCTGCCGCCCCAGTCGGGGTTGTACTTCTGGCCGCTGGACACGATGTTGTTGCCTGTTACCTGGCACTCGGTGCACTTATACATGTAGATGCCGTCATAGCCGCTCAGCGAGATTGCGTTGCCGGAGATTGTGCATGATACACACTCGTAGACGCTGAGCCCGAATTCGTTGCCCGAACTCACGTTGTTGCTGCAGGCGCTGTTCGACAGCTTGGACACGCTGATGCCGTGCGTCCCGCAGTTCTCGGCCACGTTGTCCGTCACCGTGCAGCCCGAGCCGTCTATGACCCGCAGCCCGCCAGTCCTTGCGTCCCGCATGCGGCATCCGACGATGCGATTGCGACTGCCGTAGACCTCGATGTCATGGGCCGGCGAGTTGACGCTCTGGACATCCTCGACCGCCGAATCCGAGACATACCACCACTGGATGGCCCAGATATAGGCTGTCTCCGCCGTCTGCGCCTTGTTGCCGTCCAGCGTCAAATGGGCCACTCGCAGACGGCTGTTGCCGTTGGACCCGTCTTTGTTGGCGATCATATACAGGTACCGATTGGGCGCCGGCGGCAGTGCATACCCATCTTTGATCTTGATAGTAGTTCCGGGCCCCTGCCCCTCAAGCTCGGTATACGACGGCATGAGGATGTGGCCGTCGATCACATATGTGCCCTCAAGCAGCATGACCTTGCCGCCGGTCCTGCCGTCAGAAACAAGCCAGTTCAGCGCGTCGTTGATCTGCGCTTGGTCGCTGACACCGTCACAGATATAGTCAGCCGACTCCCGGCCGCGCCAGGAGCTGTCTGCCGCTGCCACCACCAGCGTCGCGGTGGCCTGTCCGCCTATCACATCGCCTCCCGTGATCGGCACCGTGCCGCCCGGACGCGTCTGCATCTGCAGCCACCGCGTCCTCGCCCCCGCCACGCGGCGCGAGGCGATGGCCTCCGTGCGGAACCGTCCGCCCTCGAAGTCCAGGGTGTGCATGACCGAGTCGACTCCGTAGAAGTCGTCCTGGTCGCTGACCAGCGGGTTCTGTACTATCACGCCGTGGAACAACTCCAACCTTGGCATGAGGGGCATGGCGATGCGCGTAGTGCCCGTCATGTCGCGGAGGTCGTCGATCGCGGCCTGGGCCAGTGCCAGTGCCTCTACCTGAGTGTCGATCAGCGACGCATCCTGTTCTTCAATACCCATGGCCCGCCGGCCGTACTCGGCGATGCTGGTCGGATCCGACACAGTCACGGTTCGACGTTTGCCCAGTGTGCGGTCCTTGTATGTCACAGCCACCACGTTCCGGATGTCGGCATCCGAGATGTCGAGCGGCTGCGCGTAGATGTCGTCGGCGGCGGTTAGGGTCCAGTCCGCACTGCTTGCATTCTTACCCCGGGGTGGAGCCATGAATGTGAGCCGGAACCGGTTACTGCCCGTGTCCCACCGATACCCCAGCCACCACCCAATCTGGGCTGCGATCTGCTGGATGGCGTCCCACACGGACTGATACTCGACCCGGTAGGGATGCAGCATGAACCCGGGACTCGTGGGTGTGTAGAGAGTCACCACCCCAGACCCCAAGTTGTCGTTCAAGATGCTCTGTATCACCGTCTGGGCCGCTACGCCCGCCTTGCTGCCATACTCCCGGACCGTCTCGATGTATGTGTTCTGTAAGCGCTTCGCCAGATCACGGCATCCACAAGTCACTGAGTCTCCATCCACCTGGATACTGTCGCCCAGGTAGCCATGGAAGAGTCGCACCCAATCTCCGCTCACAGGAGCCACTCCCGGCGTAGTGGCCGCTACGTCCAGCATGACCTCGCGCATCGGCCAGAGCAGCGGCGAGTATCCACCCCCGAACTGGTTCCAGCTCGATGCCTGGATGTGAGGACTGAGGGGAGCGCCATCGTTTCGCAGCGTCATCGTCATGCGCCTGACGGGCATGTCCCCTCCCGTGCCTTCGGCGCCCAGCCCTGATACATCCCCCAACTCCACCGTGGCCCGGGCCAGGCAGTCCGTAAGATCCGCCCAGGTGACCCCATCGGTCCGACCAATCGACAGTCTCGTGTGTATTTGCCTATCATGTGGTATCGTGCCCATGCCGTCATCGCTCCCGCACCATGAGAGTCAAATGGCGTCCTTGAGACTCCCATGTATTGTTTGGGTTTCGGAACTGGACCCGCTCGTCTTCTTCCACGTCCACATAGGCCGCGATAGAGTTCGCCGCTGCGGTGCCGCCGAACTCGTCGAGCCAGAAGTCGGTGGCAGCGAACAGGTTTGTCTGCAGGTGATTCACGATGGTGCTATACTGCGTTTGTGTGAGGAATCGGCACTCGATCCGCCACACGCGCCGCACCTTCACGACATCCTGCCGCAGCTTGCCCAGGGCGGTGCTGGACCGCTCGCCTACCATCTCCCGCGAGATGCGTTGGGCCGTGACGCTCGGCAGCGCGATGCTCTTGTTTATGTAGGCCACTGCCATCCGCTACACCCCCACCGTGCCGTACTGAGCCAGGCGCACGGACCGCTCGCCCGTCATCTGGGCCTCGCGGACCTTGCGCTTGAAGTCGTCCCAGCCATACACGTCGCCCTTGACGATCACCGTGACGCCTCCGCCCGCCGCTGTCAGCCCCCTGGACTCCCCGGAACCCATGCTACGACTCGCGCCTGCGGCGTCCGTCCCTCCCGGTGTCCACGGTTCGGCAGTCGCCGCCTCGAAGCGCCGCATGGCGATCTTGAACCCGTGCGGCACGTTGTACATGGCGTTAGTGGCGGCCTCCGTAGCTGCGGCTTGGTCCCACGTCAGTGCGGCAAGCGCCTGGAACGCCTCGCCCAGCTCGCCGGTGTCGATCAGCTTGAGGTTTACGCCCAGCCAACCCAGCGCCTTGTTGATGATGCTGGCCAGCAGGTTCCAGGCATGGCCGAACGCGATGGTTACGCCCAGGGCCACCAGGCCGAGCCCCTTGAACACTGGGAACAGCGCCTGCATGACGGGCAACCCCACCGAGCCGATCACGTGCGCCAGTACGGATAGTGCAGGCGTGAGCGCTGACGATAGCACCGTGATGAGCGGCATGATAGGCTCGAAAAACGCGCCGATGACATCCGCCCCGGCCTGCAACAGCGGGTTGATCCGCTCCAGCAGCTCGGCGAACTGCGTGGAGTCCACCAGCAGCGAGGTCAACACGGCTATAGCCATGGCCTCGGGCCCGCCCGGAGCCGCCTGCTGCGCGGCCGTCACGGCGTTGTTGAGGATCGGCATGCGGGCCATGACCTCATCCTTGAGGGTCTCCTCCCAGGTCCGCTTGATCTTGTCCCACAGCGTCTCGTTGATGAACTCCCACGTCTGCCGCGCCGATTCACGCACAGAACGTTCGGCATCGGTGAGCCCCCAGGCGTCAACGGTCTCCACGCCTCCCGAACGCGAACGGCGCTTCTCGACAGCATCGACAACCTGCTGGATCGCCTCTGCAAAGATCGCCTCGCGGACTTGCTGGACGCCTTCTCGGACTTGGCGTTCAGGCAGTGTCTGCTTCCATGCGGTCACGGTCTCGACTCCGCCCGATCTGGCGCGCCTCATCTCTGCGGCATCTACAACGGCCTGAAGCGCTTCGGCGAAGATGGCGTCGGCGATCTGCCGGACACCCTCCCTGACCTGTCTCTCCGATGTAGTCATCCCCCAGGCCATCACGGTTTCGACTCCACCCGATCTGGCCCTGCGCGCCTCAACTGCATCGACCACGGTCTGTATGCCCTCGGCGAAAACCGCATCTGCGACTTGGCGAACCCCTTCGCGCACCTGCCGCTCGCCAGTGGTCATTCCCCAGGCGAGCACCGTCTCCACCCCTCCGGAGCGTATGCGACGTGTTTCTACAGCGTCCACCACAGCCTGTATGCCTTCCGCATAGATCGATTCCGCGACCTGCCGCACGCCTTCACGTACTTGGCGCTCTCCGGCGGTCATACCCCAGGCAAGGACCGTTTCGACGCCACCGGATCTGGCTCTGCGGGCCTCCACAGCGTTTACAACGGCCTGTATGCCCTCGGCGAAAATGGCGTCCGCTACCTGCGCGACGCCCTCGCGGACCTGCCGCTCGCCGAGCGTCATCCCCCAGGCCATGACAGTCTCGACTCCGCCGGACCGCGAACGCCTGGCTTCTGCCGCTTCCACCACTTGCTGGATAGCCTCGGCGAACAGAGCGTCACGTACCTGCTGAACAGCTTCACGCGTCTGCCGCTCGCCGGCGGTCATCCCCCAGGCAAGGACCGTTTCAACCCCGCCGGAACGCGCGCGACGCGCTTCCACTGCGTTGACCACCGACTGTATCCCCTCAGCAAAGATGGCATCTGCCACCTGCTGAACGGCGTCGCGTGTCTGGCGCTCACTGAGCGTCATCCCCCAGGCCAGGACTGTTTCAACTCCGCCTGATCGAGATCGCCTGGCTTCTACCGCTTCCACTACCTGCTGGATAGCCTCAGCAAACAGAGCATCACGCACCTGACGAACGCCTTCACGGACTTGGCGCTCTTCGGTGGTCAGACCCCATGCGAGAACCGTCTCAACGCCTCCAGACCGGGAGCGCCTCATTTCTGCAGCATCGACAACCTGCTGGATCGCTTCGGCGAACAGAGCGTCTCGGACCTGTTGAACGCCTTCACGGACTTGGCGCTCCGATGCGGTCATCCCCCACGAAAGCACGGTGTCTACACCGCCGGATCTAGCGCGTCGAGCTTCTGCGGCATCAACTACAGCTTGGATGCCCTCGGCGAAGATGGCGTCGGCCACCTGCTGAACGGCTTCGCGTGTCTGGCGCTCGCCCTGCGTCATGCCCCAGGCGAGCACTGTCTCCACGCCTCCCGATCTAGTCCTGCGGGCTTCCGCTGCACTGACTACAGCCTGTATCCCCTCAACAAAGATGGCGTCCGCCACCTGTCGCACGCCTTCACGGACCTGTTTCTCGCCCAGGGTCATGCCCCAGGATAGAACGGTTTCGACGCCTCCCGATCTGGCGCGTCTGGCCTCGACTGCATTCACCACCTGTTGAACAGCTTCGGAGAATATGGCGTCAGAGACCTGCCGAACTGCTTCCCTTGTTTGGCGCTCTCCGGTAGTCATACCCCACGAGAGCACGGTGTCCACGCCTCCCGAGCGGGCACGGCGAGACTCTGCGGCGTCGACCACCGCCTGAACCGCCTCCGTATAGATCGAGTCCGCGACCTGACGAACGCCTTCGCGGACCTGCCGCTCCGATGCGGTCATGCCCCACGCCAGGACCGTATCAACGCCACCTGATCTAGCGCGGCGAGCCTCGGCGCTGTCGACGACGCCCTGAATCGCTTCCGCGAACAGAGCATCCTGGACCTGACGCACTGCATCACGGGCCTGTCTCTCGCCAGCTGTCATGCCCCACGCCATTATGGTTTCGAGTCCGCCCGATGTGGTGCGCCGGCGCTCAGCGATATCTGCTACTTCCTGAATGGCCTCACCTACGATGCTGTCGCGGACTTGCTGCACAGCCTCTCTGACCTGTCGCTCCGTCGAGGTCATCGCGAGACCCCAGTCTGCCACCGGCCTGTCGCGCCTGCCGGCGCTGAGGATCCCCAGGCGCGACAACAGATCCTCGCCTGCGCTGGTTCCTCCAACTAGCCCCGAGTATTCCCGCACCAGCCACTGCATGCTGTTGTGTTCCGGAGCCATGCCGGCGCTGTACAGGGCCCTGATGGTATCCTCGATCAGAGCAGCGGTCTCGGCCTTCCAGTCCCACTTCTCGCCCCTGGCGAGAGCCATGCGCATCTCGGGGTATATGCCCGCGGCCATCTCTCGCTGGGCCTGCCGGAGCCCGTCGATGATCTCGCGCCAGATCTCCTCTGGGGTCTTTCCCGTGGCCTTCGTCGCAGCCGCACCGGTGCCCGTCGGCACACCCGGGATGGCCCCGGCGCTGCCTGCACCGCCGGATGCCTTTGCAGCCGGCAGCGCGGCAACGAGCTTCGAGTAGTCGCCGGTGCGGATCGCCTCACTGACCAGCGCCATGCGCTGGCCCAGCTGCACCAGATCGGCCTCGGCCTTCGCCTTAAGCCGCTCCATCTGTTCCGCAAGCTGAAGTTCACCCTGCGCCCGCCAGCGCCCGGCCTCCACCGAGTAGTTCTCGATCTCCCGCTGCTTGCGTGCCTGGTCGCGTTGTAGCGCCGTGCGTTCCAAGGCGGCAGCCAGCGCCGTCTCCTTGGCTATCTCATCGTCGATCGCGGTCAGATTGCGCTTCCGGGCCTCCGCAAGGTTGTCGGTCGCCGTGGTGACATCCGGCAGAATCGTGCCGAGATTCGTCATGACCGTCTCGAGCTCAGCCTCGAGTTTCTTGTATTCCTCCGTATCGGGCTTCAGCTTGTCCATCTGGCCGCTGATCTCGGAGTACCGGTCGCGCAGGTCGCGGAGGGTGGCAGCCGTAGACTCGTGCTGAGTCTGGAGACGCCGCTCGGCCTCAATGGTGTCGTTTGTATGCTTCACCCACAGGGCGATGGCGCTGATGCCGGCCAGCACTATCCCGGCCGGACCGAATAGGAACGACATCTTGCCGGCCGCCAGACCCAGCGCCTCGGACAGAGTCGCGGCCCCGGCCTGCCATGCAGCGAAAGCGAAAATGGCGTTGTTGACGACCGGCAATATGCCGCCGACGACGCCTGTGATGACCCCGCCAACCTTGATCAGCTGCGAGATGGCCAGCGTCACCGGCCCGATTGCCGCAGCCAGCGCCAGCCACTTCACGATGTTCTCCTGCAAGGCGGGCGAGAGATTGGCAAACCAGTCCACAGCATCCTTGAGCTTGTCCACCAGCGGACGGGCCGCCTCCATGGCCTTGTGGAAGGCTGGCAGGAGCGCAACGCCGAACTCGGTGGACGTCTGCTTGATCTGCTCCTGCAAGATGCGCAACTTGTTCGCAGGCGAGTCCAGAGTCCGCGCCATGTCGCCCTGGGCGACCGCTGTCTGCTCGAGGATCGCGCCGTATCGGGCCAGGATCTTTCCCTGCTCGCTCAGCTGCTCCCCCTGCTTGATCATGCCGTGATTGAGCGCGTACTGCTCGATGGTCGTCTCGTTGATGACGATGCCGAGCTGTCGCAGCGGCTGGACCTGCCCGGACATGGCGGCCGTCAGCTTCTCGAACGCGGCCTCCGGCTGCATGTTGAAGAACGAGCTCATGTCATAGGCTAGCTGGGTCAAGCCCTTGGCCATGTCGTAGGCAGCCGTCTCGCCGATGCCCATAGCCTGGAACATCACATTGAAGGTGCCGACCTGCTGTCGCAGTTGATACTCATTGAGCCCGAGTTCCTTCCGCAGGTCCTGCGACCACTTGCGGGCGGAATCGGCCATGCGTCCCATGGACACCGTGAACAGGTTCTCGCCCTCCACTGCATCCATGCCCAGTTTGATGGCGGCCGTGCCTATCGCGGCTAGGGGCACCGTCAGGCCGATGGACAGGGTCTGCCCGGCCCTCTGCGCCTTATTGGCGACCTCCTCCATGCCCTTCTGAATCTTCTGCAACCCCTCGGTGCTGGCCTCAAGCCGAACCAAAAGCTCACCAATCACCAGCGGCATCGACCGTCACCTCCTCGTCCTCATCGTCATCGTCATCGTTGCCGTGCAAGCGGCGCCACTCCGCCACCAGGGCCTCCTCCGGGTCCGTCTCGATCCCCAGCAGGGCAGCCGGCTGCACAGGTTCGCTGGTCCAGCAGCTCATGATGTTTGCCGCCGTCCAGGCCGCTAGAACCCGATCGCCCTCACGGCGGTCTCGGTAGCCCTGGCACCACAGCGCAAACTCATGCGGCGTCAAGCTCCAGAACTCGTCCGGCGTCAGTCCGATCTCGGCCGCACGGCGGCGCAGCTGGTCCCAGTCAAATCCCTTTATTCGGCGTTTTCCGCCGGCTCGTCCGGCGTCGGGGCTTCCCCCTCGTCAGAATCCTCCGCGACGTCAGATATGCCCATGGCCAGGGCCAGGGCTTCGTAAACCTTGTTCATCCAGTAGGTGATCTTCTGAGGCTCCGAGTCCATGATACGACCCACCTTGTTCAGGTTCAGCGTGCGGTCATCCTGCGACAGCCCCACGTAGAGCGCCTCGCGGACCACGCGGATGCCATACTGGCCAGCCAGGATCTGAGGAATCGTCATCCCCAGTCGCTCCTCGAGCAGCGCGATCGCGTTGAAATTCAGTCGCAACGTGCGGGTCTCGCCTCCGAACTCTATCTCGACGCCGCCCCGCTGTCTGGGTTTAGGCATGCTAATACCTCCTTATGTTGGGAAAGGCCGCCCCTTATGGAGCGGCCTGCGTAAATCGCGCTAGGATACGGCCCGGAGCAGGTCGCCGTCGCCCTCGAGCGAGATCGACGTCTTCGCCACCTGGCCGTGCGTCCCGGAAATGGGCGGGTAACTGGCGAGCAAGGCGTTGCCCGTGAACTCGGGGTTCGTTGCGCTCTTGACTGCCTTCTTAGGCCGGACCACCACTGGGAACGACGCTGCCCCGATCAAGGGGAACAGCGTCGCGTCAACCGAAGCTGCGTCATAGTCCTGCAGCAGCGTGGCGGACAACTTGAAGTCCTTGAGACCAGCGATCCGGGTGATCGAATTCTCGCCCATAGCGCCCTTCTCGTGGATAACCGCCGAGTAGTTTAGGTCGATCTGCTCTAGGTGGTCGCTGAGATCTTTCCCATTGATGCTGAGATGCGCATCCTTCAGGATCATCTTGCCCACTAGATATCACCTCCGTTAAGCCTGTATGCCAATGATTACCACCACGGCGAGACTTGGATTCGTGCCGCCGACGGTGTACGAGACTCTCCACCACTGGTCCGTGATGGGTCCGGCCACTGGCACCGCCCACCAGCCTCCCGGTGCAATCGTCTTCGGGAACGCCAGGCGCTCCGTTGGTGTCCCGAACGCCTGTGCGGTCGCGCTCTGCACGGCCATCTCCAGCGTCGGATTGGTCCCGCTGGCCGAGAGGACGTGCATAGCCGCGTACAGCTGCTGGCCCTCGGCTACCGGGCCCAGTTTCCGGGCTGTCCCCTGGCCAGTAGCTGTCAGATTGCCGTTGACCATGACTGTGCCGCGTATCAGATTTCCGCCCTCGGCGTGGACCGAGAAGCCGAACAGATCCCCGTGTCTGCCTCCTGGATTGTATTGCCCGACCGTCGACACGAACGTAAACGCCGTTTCCCCGGCCGCCCCGGTGAGCGGAGCCACCGACATGACCCCCTCGGACACGCCGATCTCGTCATAGAGCGTCTTGTCCAGCCCGCCCGTCTCGGCAGTGTCCCACAGGCCCTGGTGGTCAGCCACCGTGTTCCACAGGCCTGCCATGCGCCGGACGGAGCTTGACGGGCCGAACAGATTGAGCTCCGGGTTCTTCGGCGTGGACGTCAACGCCATCTGGCTCAGGTCCCCGCTCATATCGTAGCCGTTGAGCCAGCAACGGCAGTTCTTCAAGATGTGCTTACCCACTGTTGCCATTCACCCCCTCGGAGCCGTTAAAGCCGCACACGCCGCATATCCACTCGCCCGTGGAGCCCATGGTGCCCAGGTGCACGCGCTGGTCATGCGGATGCTCGCACAGGGCCGGGTCGGGCGACGCGGTCAGCTCCGGCGGTCTCTGCTCCCCGGACTCCTCGTCCATCAAGCTCAGAGCCGCCTCACAGGCGGCCCGGATGCTGAGTATCAGGTATCTCATTGCGTCAGTCGTGCTCATCGCATTCACCCCCCGACCGGCTCGCGGTGCGCCTGGAAGTTCAGCGAGAATGCCGGCCGTTTGCTTTCGTCATAACCCAGCGGCGTGATCTCGCCCATCTGCTGAATAGCCAGATAGCGCATGCCGCCGACCGTCACGGGCCCGTAGGAGTGCAGCGCGCTGCGGACCCACTCGGCCATGGCGTACGCATCCTGATAGCTCTCAGGATTGCCGCGCACGCGGATTTCGACGGTGGGATTGTAGAGGGGCATGTTCACCGGCGGGCCCCATCCTCCCGTGTCGTAGACCGTCACCGTCGTGTGCGGCCGGGCGGGCTCCAGCGTGGCATGGAACTCCCACCCCTTGGAGGAGCTTCCCCGCCGTGCCCACGCGGCGACCAGTATGCTTCGGACGTCGATTGCCGGCGAGTTCATCAGCCCCTCACCTTCCCGCCTTCGCCTTGTCGTAGATCATCCGCACCCAGCGGTCGGTGTTGAGTTTGACCACGTCCTCCAGGTACTTGGCCTTGCCGCCCTTCGGGTGCCGCCATTCGAGCTCCTCATGCTGCCGCACTGCGTAGGGCGTGCCGAAGCCGATTTCCGCTACGTCCGGGCAGTTGGCATGAGGACGGCCTTTTCGTACAGTTGACCCGTCCTTCTGCCCTCTTGCGATCAGTGTCCCACCGTAGTCCAGATAGCCGCTGCCCCGCAGGTCGCCCTTGTCCACCGGCGCATCCGACACCGACTTGCCCAGGCAATCCAGCCCGACAAGAAGCAGCCCCTCTCGGACGCCAACCTTGATCTTGGCGAGCTCGCGGTTCAGGCGCTGCTGCGCCTGCTGCAACCCTTCGATTCTCACCTGCACCCTCACAGCCACACCACCCACCCGACTACGGTCCCGTCCATCTCCTGCAGCTCCTCACCGGCCTGGAGTTCATGGGAATCCAGGACTCGCGGGTCTGTCTCAGCGGTCGCGCCCCGGTAGAGCCGGCCCTCGAGATCCACGGACTGCGTCAGGAATACCCGCGCCTGGCTGACGCGCTCCTCGCCGGTCTTCGTGCGGATCAGCCGTTGTTTCTGCTCCCATCGGCAGCGCAGCTGTTGTGGCGGGCCGTAATCTCGTCCGCCATAGCCGTCCGGCGTGCCGGGCCAGTACGTGCATGTCTCCGTGCAGACCGACGCGATCATCGGAGCTCACCGATGCGGTATTGCTGCATCCATCCATCGAGCAGCGCCAGGGCCAGCGGCGCCAGAGGTATCCGCCCGGCAGCGCACGGAGTGTACTGTTCGCTCGCGCTGCCTACAGACCGGCTGACGAGTCCCCTGGCCAGATCGGACTCGAGTTTGCGATGGTAGTCCGATGCGGCCAGTAGCCATATCGCCTGCTCGCAGATGGCATCGTTTCGCACGTTGCTCGGCGTGAGTTCGTGCAGTTGCAGCGTCCCGATCTGCCTCTCGGCGGTGGCCAGGGCCTTGACTCGGTCTGTCGGCGATGCCTGTTCCCAGGCTTCGGAGTGCAGTCGCGTTTCGAAATGCGCATCGGCGGTCGCAATGTCCATACGGCTCACCGCCTTCTCTGAAAGCTAGGCCCGGCAGTCACGCGGCTGCCGGACCTGCATTCGCTCGTTTGGCTATTAGGCCAGCACCTGGGCCTGGAACACAGCATCGGCCTGAGGGAACGTGGGGATTGCGCATGCCGCCGCCTTGGTCCAGATCGCCGGAGGCTCGGCCTCCTGAGTTACCGCGGCGTATACTCCAGCTACTTCCTTCGCTTCGACCTCGACATCCAGCAGTGCCTCAGCAGTAGGCCCCATCAGGGTCTCACCAAGGGCATCGGGCGGGAGCAAGACGAACCGGTTGGCCGGGAAGAACCTTCCCGCGCTGATCGTGCCGTCTTCTGCCTGGGTCCGAACCTGCAGGTCGTAGGTAGCGATCTGGGGTAGGTTGAGCGTCTGCAGCAGATCGTTGAGCTGGTTGACGCTGACCGCCCGGGAACCGCCGAGGTCGCCGTAGATCATGGTCCTGATCTGCGCGTTGCGAATCAGGTTTGCCACGACCGTGTTGGAGGTCAGGGCCCGAGTCGGCCTCACGCCGCAGGCGGCGATCACCGCGTCGACCCATGTCTGGATCATCGTGATGGGCTGCGCGTTGGCCTGGTTCCATTGTCCCCCCGCCTCGTTCTGCGCCGGCAGGATCGTCTGGTTGCCCTGGGGCACTCCGTAGTTAACCGTCATGATCATCCCGTTCTCGTTCAGCACGATCTGGCCGGTGGCCAGGGCGCTCATGCGCATGGCCTCAATCCGGGCCAGCACCGAGTCGATCATGTTGTCGAGATCGTTGTAGAGCTGTTCGCGGACCATCGCCACATCACCGGCACCCTCGCGCTTCAGGGCGATCAGCTCTCGTTCGCCGAGGTTGATCTTCCGCTTGATGGGCGGGATCTCACCGCTGACCTTCACGGCCCCGTCCCTGGACGCGATCTGAGCCTCGGCCCCGAACGCTTGGACGGACGCCATCACGGGCAGCAGGTTCTGGCTGCGCCAGTACTCGAACGTTAGTTCGTTGGTGGCCCGCATCGGGAACAACGTCAAGCCCACGTATTCACGCGGCTGACGAGCCCGGGCATAGGCCAGGGTCGCCTTGCGAGAGAATTCCTTCAGCAGTTCGCTCATTCGTTACACCTCCACCCTAGACCCAGGTGATCCCGGGCATGCTCGCCTTGACGTACGCGTCAGGCGGCACAGGCAGCCTGGCCTCGATTACCCGGGCCTGGTCGATGGCCGTTACGACCTGATCGGCATGGGTCGCGCCGCCGCTCGACGTGAATGTCGTGAACACCACATCGTCGGCAAGCAGGTACCTGGGCACCACGTTCGCCGGCCCTGCCGGTGTGCCGTTCACCCCTCCTGCGAGAGCGGTAGCGGCAACGGCAATGACTACGTCGTCGCCAGCACTGCCTTCCGCCAGCGCCGCCGTCACGATGTCCTTGACGTAGAGCGTCGCGTTGATCGCGGCGATAACCTCGGCAATCGTGCTGGTGATGGCGCCGTTGGCATTGGCGCCGTTCGTAGCCAGGTAGACCCGGATCACGTCCGTCTCTACTGCGACCTTGAGAGTCGCGTTCTTCGCGCCAGGATGCACCAGCTGGACCTTGATCGCGTTGCCGGCAACCCCGGTCTGCTTGGCTGTGATAACGATGTCATTCCTTGCGCCGGTGTCACTAGCCTTCAGCGTGACTGTGGACGCGACGCCGGGGACGGCCGCTGCGCCAGCGACGTAGGGTGAGTACTTGCCGTTACCCAGCCGACCCACGACGGTGCCTGCCGGAAGCCGCTTGATCCCTGTCAGGGAATCCGGCGCCACCGTCAGGTGATTCAGGGTGATGCCGCCCCGCACATACCTGACCTTCTCGGAGTCCAGGAAGCTGATTTTGCCCCCGAGCGTGGTCGTCTTGAGTTCCAGATTCATGAGTCACACCTCATTTCACTGCCCACGGGTCGTATCCGCCCGCAGGCGTCTTGCTCTTGTTCCGCTCCTCGGCGAGCTTCTTCGCCGCCTCGACCGCATCCGGGGCCCCGGTTGGGCCCGGGTTGCCGCCGGGCGCGCCGACTCCGGCCTTGCCGGCGCCAGCCGCGGCCTTCAGGAAGGGCTTGTCCTTGAGGAGCGCTTCGAGCGCAGGCTTGACGCCCTCCACCTTGCCAGTCTTGTCGTCGACCTTGACGCCCTGGCGATCCATGACCGCGTAGGCGACGTCTGCGTCGACGATGCCCAGCTCGACGGAGATCAGTTTCACCTCGGCTCGAATGAGACGCTCATTGGCAGTCGCCAACGTCTCCGCGGCCTTCTTCTCAACCTCGGCCTTTTCGGCTTTGGCCTTCTCAGCCTCGGTCATCTGCGCTTTCTTGCGCTCTTCCTCGGCAGCCTGATCGCGCTCTTTGCGATCACGCGCCAAGCGCTCGCCGAGGATCCGATCCAGCTCCTCCTGCGTGAATGTCCTACCTCCGCCAGCCGGAGTAGGCTGCGGAGGAGTCTGACCGCCATCCGTAGGCGTCGGGTTAGGGTTAGGAGTCGGGGTCGAAGTCGGGGTTGGTGTTCCGCCTGCATTGGGAACGTCCATTTGCAATACCTCCCGCTTAACGCCCGTCGGCGTCCGGCCGTAGCCGTGTAATGGAAAACCACCCTCGCGGGTGGTAAACTTGTCCTGGGTGATCCTAATGTCATGGGTTCACGACCGCCGGCCTTCTTGGGCCCGTCGCGGGTTCAACCGCCAGATCTACTGGAGCGTCACCTGCGAGATCAACTGGCAGATCTCGCAGGTGCGACAACGCGGCCTCGAGCCGGCGCTGGTGCGCCTCGGCCCAGCAGCGTCGGCCGTCTATGCGCGAGAACACAGGGCCCAGCGCGTCAGCCAGGCGCCGACTCACCACGATGGCTACCGGTGCCGGGTCCCGATCAGATACCGGGATCCTCGTCTATCCGGGGTCGCGGTGGAGGGGCGGGTGCGGTAATGTCCGGCTTGCCCGATCTCGCATCATCGTCGCGCTGGGTAGCCCACTCGGCCAGACACCGCCAACTACAGAAGTGGGCGGCTGCGTATGCGTCATCACGGGATACTGCTGCAATGCGCACCTCCAGCGCATGCGCGTTGTGGATGAGCTCGCCCCTGCCTAGCTCCTTGCCGCAGGCGTCGCAAACTACCTGCTTCATTACCCACACCTCCTTTCGCTCTATGTTTCGTCGCTAGACTCTCCCCGGCCATGATGCCGCCTGCCCTGAGTCGCGCGCCGCATAGTAAGCACGGTTCTCCGCGGCCATCTTGAGGCGCGACTGCTTCTCCTGTCGACCCATCCTCTGCTGCTCGCCTCGCACCTCGCGGAGCTTCTCCCGTATCGCATCGCGCTCGGCGCCTGCCGGCAGGATCGCGAGCTGCTGTTCGAGTTTGCGACGATCCCGGCGAAGCCGCGCCATCTCCTGCTGCCGCGCGTAGGCTTCCCGGTCGGCCGCGCTTCGCGTGTCCTCGAAGGGGCGGTTGCTGAACTCGCGGGTCTTGTCGGGGTCGTCGTCGCCCTCGGGCACATACGGCGTCAGTCGATGGACGCAGTTCGGGTGGATGGACTCGTATCCCTCGCTGAACCCCGGCACGTCAGTCAACACCGGATAGCCCTGCGTCTTGCCGGTGCGCGAATAAACCCGCCCCTCGTACTGAGAGCAGATCGGGCAGGTCGCCCGGTGCTCGGTCATCCTCACCAGGTCGTGTCCCATCCCGTCGAGCTGCATCAGCAGACCGGCGTTCTGACTCTCAGCGGTCACAGACCGCACCACCATGTTCGCGTAGCTGTCGAGGCCCCACTCGCGACCGCGGCTATCACGGAAGGCCGTCAGCCCCTCGTCGGCCAGGCTCTCCCTCAGCGCCTTCTGCGCTTGGCGCATCGTCTGGCCCGTAGCTGTTTTCTCCAGCACTGCCTCAAGCTGTGCCGAGCGCCACTGATCGCGGATCCTGCGACCGACGAACGTATGCGCGTCGTGCAGGTCATCCAGCAGCGAATCGATGAGAATCTGCACGGCGTGTTGGTGCGCTTTGATCATCCCGGGCGCGATCTGCAGCGCCTTCCCGCCGCGCATCGCCGCAAACGGCGCCAGGGCCTCCCGTACGCCTTCGCCGTAGACCTTGGGGATCACCTCCCATGCCCACTGCTCGGCAGTCGCGTCCAGCTCGTTCAGGACCCCGCCCACGTCGCGCATCAATGCCTCATCGAACGCCGTAGAGCGTC